CTATATAGACATAGCATCCCCGATAACTATATCAAAGGGATTTAAGTCAAACTCATGTGTAATATTTGTATCGTCTTGCTGGCTTTCCATACCATCTTCAGCAAAGATACACCCTTTTAAAGTAACGCTGGTAGTGGTCCAATCGTCGCTCGCCATTGGATTGGCAAAACTAATGATCAAATCAAACTCACCGATGTCCATTAAACTACCATAGGTACTACGTAACATCTGTTGTGTAGCATAGTCCATAGTGATTGAAGCCGTATAGGTTATGTTTCCAAATCCTCTACTTACAGGCTTGCCACCCATTCCGTAGTTGGATTCGATTTTACGCTTTTTGTTCCATTTGACCCCGCTAACCCCTTCAAGCGTCGTACTGCCTTCATCAATGGCTAATGCGGTAGAAGCAAGAGTAATCATGCTCCACGAGTAAGCTACGTTGTTAATTATTGCCATGCATTATTTATTTTGCGGTTAAACTGAGTCCTTCTTCCACGTAAATCTTAACAGCGACGCCAACTGGAACGATGACATATGATATACGTAAAGTGTCATTAACTAGTACATTTTGGTTAGCGTCAATAGTTACGGCATATCCGGAAATCTCCTGTGATTTTTGCATACCTGACAGTATATCACCTACTATACCCTTGAAGGATGTAATTTTAGAGGGGGCCAAAAAACCGGTACTGGGGTTCACCATCAAAGGGCTGTTGACATAGGGTAATAATGCAGCGCGTACTGCACGACGCGACTTGTTGATTGTCCTATTGCGGGCGATAGTTCTATAATCTCCAGCGGAGCATGTCTGATCCTTGGAAATGTAAACACCATTTTCACGACCGCTATACTTTATTGGAAAAATATATCCCTTATCGTCCAGATCGTCCAGCATTACAGGAGACAGAGATTCGTACCTGTTTAGGCTGATAAATTCCTCATCATCGGTTTGGTTGGTATCTCCAAAGCCGAACTCGATTTCTTGAAAACCATCAGAGAATAAGTTGAATTGTTTTACCCATGCGACTGATTCCTGTACATTAGCTTTCGCCAGACACCCCAAAACTGCACCTAAGAAGCCAACCGGAGTGTGATTGGTATTACACTTTTGCATGGTGGATATCAATTCCGAAGATGCCTGTCCAATGATAACACTAGTACGGCTTGCTTCACAGATGCAACTCGGAATCTTATTCAGGTCCACCTTTTTGCCTTCTATAGTATTTGCACCAGTATTGGAAGGATTGGCGGATAAGATAACCGAAAGCGGCTGGTTCTGTGATGCCATTGCAACAGCTTTGTCATTGATGGATTTTACGACGTTCAAACTATATTTATCAGCATTGCCATTGTCTTTCCACAGAGGCTGTTCCGTCCAAACTCCTAACTGATTAATAGTACCTCCGGATGCACGTTGCATTATCTCAATCGCGTCCCATGACACCGAGCAATCTGCGAACATGACATATAACTTTCCGCTTCCATTTATATTACCACTAAGTCGAAAAAACTCGCTTATGTGATAATAGGGGATTCCGTGAAAGAGATTCACATTGTTTTCTTCATCCTCCGTAGCCTTTACCCTTTCAATAATCCCGAAATCTTTAACAGCAGACTTTAGATTGGTAATATATGCCACATCGTTCAGCTTTAGTTTTGTTTCGTTGTTCTTGCCATATCCTGCCGTAAATAATGTTGGCTGGAGTGATATGTCAAACAGAAGACCGGTCACCTTTTCATTACCGGATGATACGTTAGATGGTATATTACCATCCGTATCTGATATGAATACATTCCCTAATGCCATTCTTACATGTATAAAGGTTTGTAAAAAGGATTTTTATAGAGGATCGCATTCTTTCTGATGTTCGGCAGTGTGTCAATAGTATAAACGCTTCCCTGCTTGTCGACATACAGTTCCTGATATTTGCAGTTAACTTTCAAAATAGCTGTTACTTGTGCATCAGGTTCATGTTCCGTCATGCCATTCTTAGCAGCCGTTTTTTTGAGTGGGACTACCGATGCCAACTCTTCCTGTTTCTCCTGTTCTTTTTGTTTTTCTTTGGGTGTTGATGCAGGAGTTTCTTCTTTTACCTCAGTGTTTTGTGTTTCGTCTTCTGCCGTATTTTTTAGTTTAGCCATAGTTTAGGTTCTTAATGTGAAGAAGGGAATGGAGTTTTGCCCCACTCCCTTGTAGATTAAAGAATTAAGATTTAAAGTTATACAGTCTTTTTGTAGGCAGTATGGATAACAATCTCTGCCGGTCTTACGATATTCACATCCATTTTCATACGGGCCAGGAAGAAGAAAAGTTCTGAATTTGACTGAAGGCGGTCGATCTTAACAACTTCAGTGTCATTGGCGTAGTCTACACCCATCCATAAGTTAGAATCCATGCCTGTTGAAAAATCAGCTAAAACAATGGTGTGTTCGGGAATCCCGACGATGGGGACAATACGCTTTCCTTTAAACTTGTATCTGTTTGTTTCTGTATTTTCGGAATATTTGTAAACCTTATTGGATGCATATTGGTCATATAAATCCCATGAATCCCATCCTATTACGTAACATAGATTGTTCTTTTTTCTGATTTGTTTGGGGCATTTCTTCCACATCGAATATAATGCCTGTTCTACCGCTTCTCCATCTGCTAGCTCTGTCGTGCCGGACACGATAACCTGACCTCCAGCCAGAGTTTCGGCATCTGTTGCACTCACATTATCTATGATACGTTTGATCACACCGTCGAAATATTTTTCTTTTCGGCTACCGATTTTCGTGCAATCTGCTGGTTCTGTGATGCCGGCACTTACTGTGCCTCCTTTGGCACCCGTCCAAATTGCATTGCCTATGTACTCATTCTTTTTCTCAATCAGAAGCCTAAGCATGGTTGCTTGGATTTTAGGATCGAGTTCGCGGAAAACCAGATTGCCGTCAGGTTGTGCGAATTTCCAGTATTTCTCGTAATCCCTAGGGTTAAACTCAAGGTAAATCATGAATTCTTGAGGTTCCAGGTATCTCTCTGTGAAAGTGTATTCATTTTCGCCATCAGGACCTTTGGCACCATGTGTAGAAAGCGGGGTTGGAATATTATCTTGAATAATATCTCCCAATTTAACCGCAGGTAAAGTATATTTATGTTGTATTCCACTTTTCACATGGATCAACCCTTCCTTGAATGTGTCATTGCCTTGGGCTGTGTAGGTCAACAAATCCTCCAATACCTCACCGGCGTAGCCATTCTGAAGTAGATTTACTGTGTCTGCCATACTTTGTGTTTTAGATTTAGGTTTTGTGTTGTTTGGGCTGTTTAGCCCATTTTATGTGCTTAGTTCTTGTGTGTCGTTGGTCTTTTATTCAAGCCTTTTGAATTCAAATTTTTCTCCTACAACGGCATTTACCTTTTCAGACATTTTCTCTTCTACAGTTTTAATCGTTTCTGTAGCAGCCTGAATGTTTTTTGGATCATTTGCAATCTCCTGGGTAATTTGTTCACGCGCTGGAATAGAACTCAACGTGCTTTCAGCCAAAGTAAAGTTAGCTTCTGCCATGCTTACCCATTGGGGTTTGGTTTCCTTGCCGATTTTCCCTGCTTCGATAGCATCATCCACCAGTTTGTTAATCTTTGAGTTTCTCTCTTCCAGTTCTTTTTGTTCGAATACAGTGAGTTTGCTCGTCACGCTTTCCAAATCTTTTTGCAGATTTTGTATGGTAGCATCTCTACCGGCAATTACAGTATTTGCATCACTCAGGTTTCGTTGTGTTTCGGTGAGTCTAGCTTCTACTGAGATTAGTTCAGAGATTCGTGCCATAACGTCTTTAGGTTCAAAAGTTTCTTTCATGCCTAATGATGCTGCTACGGCGGCATATTCAAATGGGATTGTTCTTTCTTCTGCCATATTAATTTTGTGTTCGTTGTTTTCTTTTTGTTCAAGAGTAGTTTTTTCTTCTTCATTTAGTTTATTTTCGTCTTCCACTGCGTCAACCGCTTCCAGGTTGAATGTTTCCATCATATTTTGAATTTTATCGATATCCTCAATGCCATTCATTGCATTTTTGACTTTTTCGCAAAGCTGCTTGGTTGTTTTCAGAATATTTTCTGCAGGGATGATACCGGCACTAACAGCTGTTTTCGCATCAAAGAATGTCCCATCCCGTCCGGCTTTCCCATCCATAATAGCCTTTACTTGTTCTTTCGTGAGCCCGAACCTTTTTCTATATATGGTTTCGATCTGTCCTACAAAGGCTTTCACCATATCGGAACACTCCTTATCTTCGGATTCCGGCAAGAAGGGGTTGTGGATCATCAATATGGAATAGTCACGCATCAGGGAACGGTTACCTGCTGCCCAAAGTACGGACCCCATCGACGCAGCCATACCCTCGATGATACATTCTGTTTTAATTTTAGAGTTTTGGATTGTTGAATAGGTACTCATTCCGTAAAGCACAGAGCCGCCCTCGGAATTGATGAGTACCCGTATCGCTGACGGGCGTATGACGTTTTCCAGAAAATCAAATTCAGAATTAAATATGGCGGTAGACTCCTCTGTTACTTTCCCGAAGAAGCGTATTGTCGCAATTTCGTTGGGGCGTACTTCTCCGACGATGTTTTTAAATTCATTTGTGTCCATAATTTAAGGTTAGTTTCACAAGAATAGATAAAGACAATTATAAATGTTTGCAGAACCTTGCCCGCTTCTTTTCAGGGTTACAGGTTATACACCTTCTTCCTCACCATCGGCTTCCGGATTTTCAACAGAAGGTCTGAAACCTGTTGCTTCTTCATAATCAGGTTTGGGGTGAACTTTATGCCCACCTGTATCGTGTCCCGGTGCGTCGGTGTGATCGGTAAAGGGCGGCATGACCAAATATCTCTCCACCCAATTTCGGTACTTCCATGCTGTAGACTCCCGGAACCAAACTTCATAGTCTATCCAATATGCTTGAAGCATATTAACTGTTCGCGGCATATCAAAGTATGTCAGATTACACCTTTCGTTCAGTGCAGGTTCATGGTTCTTTGCGTCCTGAATGGCGACATTGATACGTTGGAAAACAGAAAATGGGGCACATTCAACTGTAGAATCACGGTTATTGAGATTGTTCAGGATAAACCTAATGCGCATTGTGGCCCTGCCTTCACCCAGCCGCTGTTGCTGGACAAGGTATCTCACATTGATAAAATGGATGAATATGGCAGGAAAGGCAACTTCGTATTCCAAGTTTTCATCACGAATTATACGCTCAAATTGCCCGCTGTCTATTTCAACAGTTTTAAAGAAAGGCGGGCTGAGCGGGTTGTCTTCATCTTCCTTGACTGTATCGATAGCACGCCTTACCGCATCATACATGTTTATAAACGGGTTTTCTGAAACGGCTTCTTCCGTTACTATCCTCTTTATTTCCTCTTTATTTTCTACCTGAGGTTGTGTGTTCTTTTCTTTTAGCATATTATTTAGGGAATCCTTCAAAAATTTTGGGAACAAAATGTTGTAGTATATATTCATCGATATAGGGGCTGAACCCAATGAACTGTCTTTGAACCGGTTTGCGTTTACTTCTACCATTTACATGATACTTCTGGAACTCCGGGGCTGTATTGTGGACGGCGGCATATCCTTTGCCTTTGTACTTTTTACTGGCTTTTTGCCCGTGATTTTCTTCCAGTGTAAAGATGGTATAACTTTCACGATGCCGATTCCTTGTATGTCGTTGATTTGCAATATTTTGGATTGCTCCTAACAATTCTCCGGTATGTTTCAATATAGGATGATTACGCATTTTTCCCCATCTGGATGTTCTTGGCTTCCAGGGCTTTCCACTGCGATAAAACATTTGGTTGCTGAATGATGACTCAAAACATTCCTTTGTGTATTTTCCCGCATCAGTGATAAAATTATTCATGTTAAACTCTAACTTGCTGGATAACAGTGGTTCTCTCTTCTCGTTTACCCATTGTGCACAGAATTGTTCTGGGGTTAAGTCCATTATAGATAAAATTTATTTTTAATACGTTTAACAATCGCCTCTACCTTCTCCGGTAATGCACTCTTGAAATATGAGTGGGATTGAGAAAATATTTTCCCCTTGCGTGCGAGACTACCGAAAAATACCGGATTTACCTTTTTCTGATAATCTTTATCTCTTTTCAGGGATGCGTGTACGTTTGGCATAGAACCTTCTGTTATTAAATAGCATCTGCATCCGTGCTCAATTGGTGGAATCAATGCTTCCGGAAACTCGTACTTTGGAAAAGTGAGTCCTTCCATTGAAAGATGCCATGCGCGGACTCGTTCATCTCCCTGAGTCATGTAAGTGATGAGTGTTTCTCGCGGAATAGTAATCCACCATGCTGCTATCGTCGCCGCATGGAGAGTATCCTCATTCTCTTGTAAAGCATACACTTCGTTGTATTTTTTGCATAAGCCTTCATAAAGTTCTGGATGTTCTGTATCTATTTCATCAGGTAATTCCCTCATCAATGTATATTCTTCGGCAGCTGCAAAATCTACCAGATTGTCTATTGCAGCAACCAGAATATCCCTTTCCTCTTTCTCTTGTAAGGTAGTAAACTCATTATTGTTACGGAGCAAGTTTAGTGCCTTGTCAAAATTCATATGCATGCCATCGAATACACGATCCAAAAGAAATGATGCTCTAAGAGAAATCATTTCTTCCAAAATGTCATAAGAACCAGCGGTATCTTTCTGAGTTAGTATTAACTTCCGGAACAAGGGTAATATCAATAAGAACTCTTCATGCGTCTGGCTCTCTTTTTCTTTATCAAAGGCTTTCACTTCGCCGGCTTCCGGGAGCAGGAACCCGTCGTTTACTTTCCTGCTCCCATGATAAAATTTGCGACCTTGCTCTCTCTGGGATGCCCATAACGCCTGTAGTACTCCTCTTCTGACATGATACGCCTGTCATTCGATGAACTACCGGAAGCAGAAGGCAAACTACTGTCCGCAGATAACACATTGATCTGCCGACCTACATTTATCCCGAACTCCTTTTCAATCTCATCGGCACTAACCTCGTATTTGTCGGTTATCAGACCGTACAGCTTGATACGGTCTTCATTGTTCATCTCAATCCGATTACTGTATTTGAACTCCAATCCGGGTTTGATATATCCCATGTCTACCAGTCTTGGCAGCACTTCCTCATTCATCACGTTTTCGATGAATCGGCGATAAACTTCTATGCGTTCACGAAATATATCCTGATGTGCTTTAGTCGAGCCGACGTAACTCTGCATACCACCAGCCATACTTTCACTTCCTAAAATCAAATTAGCTACCTCGCTATTGACAAACTCGATGATGCTTGTATATATCTTTTCAGAGTTGCTCATTGTGAATGTCTTAATCTCAATTTCATCTTCGAGACCGGTAACAATGACTTTGTTTTGTGCAGCATTGGCGATATCTTGAGCTAAACGCTTCCTGTCGCCATTATTCTCACTAACTGTCTTTCCGTGTATGATGGGCTGTCCATAGGTGTGGGAAAAGTTTATATAGTTGGCTACTGTAAACTTTTTGGCGAGAATTAAAGGAGTCGTGGCTGAAAATAATCCAAGGTCTCTGCAGTTTATCAGTATGTAGTTTCTATTGTATGTTGCAGAATCAAGATCCCAATTTGGATACCAGATTCCTTGCCGTTTGACTACAACCTTCTGTTCCGGCAGTACATTCCTTCGTTCTACAATGTTCACTTCTGCCAGTTTTCCCGTTTTTGGATTTGTATTCGGCATAATCTCCAAAAGGGTGAACCCATATAACTTAGCTTCGACAATTCCTTTGATGATAGTGTCAAACTGAGAACCTTGTATTAAATGAGTCTGTTCTATATCCTTAACGTATTTCCCTTTTTCATTCTGTTTAGCTAACATATATCTGTCGCCTAAAATCTGAGATTCCAAAGTCTCAATAACAGAGCGGATGTGGGCATCCTGTTGGAGGCAGGCGTCATATAAGTCTATGAGTTGTGCCCGGTCATCTAATATTGTCCCTACTACGGTAGTTTGTCCCCGTATGGAACGGTACCGATTATTACGGTCTACTTCCCTTACATATTCCTGGATAGTCTTTTTGCTGGTACGAAAAATACTTTCCAGAAGTTCGTGGTTGAATGTGCCTTCTGTTGTCACCTTGTTTTTTATTGTTTTTTAAGAGGAATAGCATTCTGAGAAGTGACAAGGTTGTTTTTAACAAAAAAAGACATTAAGTTTAAAAATATAAACGATTGATACAGACCTGACTTGCATTCAAGTAATTTGGATGGCCTTTTCCAGTTCTATTATTAACAGTTGTATAATTTACTGTAATTCAGTATTAAAAGAGAAATAAATATGAGATATGTAGGTTAAATACACTCTTTTTTGAAAAAGTAAAGCTCTATATTTGCAAAGTTTTAACATTAATAAAAATAAGTATGAGAAAAAGAGAATGAACATTGAAAACATTACCTGTACTCAGATGAAGTACAGAGAGTTCCCGGAACTATTGTTCGCCACATCGGCAAAGGGCATTGCGTATGCAGACGCAACGCATTATATTCAAAACAAAGGGAATGCCGATAAACATACTGTAATAGATTTTAGTGCTCAGTTTGCATTCTGGATAAAATCCGTATGTGACACTTATGAGTTGAAGCCTGACAGTCTAATCATTATGAACGATAGGGGACATTTTTTAATTGACGAATCTTTAGCATTGGCACTGGTAGCCTACGTTGATCCAGCATTTGGAATACATATACTGGAAAGAATGTCGGACATGCTACTAGACGGTATTGTACTTTCAGATACATGCTTGGCGTTAATGGTTAAAGACAGATTATCAGAGGAACAAATAACTAAACTTTTAAAACATGATGAAAAAACCTTTTAAAGATTCGAAATTGGTACTAGTTTTCAATGGTGCACAAGTTCTTATCGGTATTCTAAGATCTCTAAACACGACCGCAGAGTATTCTGGTGGTAACCTTCAATCTATTTCATTTGCTTGTACCGGTCTTTATATTTCGACTGGCGGCTACTACTACCGCTACGCTAATGAGAATGTAGAAGTATCCCTGGAAGATATTGGTGCTTTGCAATTAAAAGAATTTGATAAGCTATGTGGAGAAACCAATAGAAGTTATCGTTCTGTTAGAGATATGGCTCATAGGCGTAAGGCTCATCATTCCAGAAACAAAAGAAGGCGGGAAGATGAAGACTAGAGAAGGTTATCAGGTAATCGACTTTAGGAACAAGCCGATACGAATTTTAAGAGAAGGAGGTGCAAATGGAACTTGGATATGTCTATATGACTTATGTAAAGTACTTAAACGACCAATGATGATGGAGACTAGGGAAGCACAGAACTTGTGTCCGTCCAGTAGTAGAATCATTTTTAAGAAGAATGATAAACCCTTGTACGCCATTCGCCCCAGAGATGTAAGTAAGCTGGTCTTTCTACTCAAAAATGAAAGTAAGCTGATGGAAAGACTTTGTGAGGAACTGGAAATATGGGCAGGAAGTTTTAGGGATAATGGAATTGACCTCTTTATTATCGACCAAAAAACGCCTGTTGTATTCACTTTCATGGATAAGTTTCCTATAACTTTCAAAATAGGTAACGGTAAAATATTTGTGAATGCGACAGAAATGGCTAAAGCTTATGGAAAATCCCCGGCTGTATGGATACGTTTTAAATCCACTTCGGAACTCCGTCATTCGTTGGTTTCCGGTGGAAAATCCACATCTTATGAAGGCCAGGTGATTACACTTAGAGGTATTAATGGTGCAACATGGATAGATGAGTTTTTAGTTCAGGGGTTTGCTGAATGGCTGTCAGCAGATTTTGCTCAGTGGTGTGGTGACAGGATATTGGAACTAAAAGTAGAACAATTTGATTCAGTGATTCAAAAAAATGAATCTATTGGTAAGCCGAGTAGGGGACACTCTGATTTGGTTAGTGGTTATTCAGTACCCCAAACAATGGATGAAGCTTTAAAATTAACTGTTACCCTTTTCGAAGAAATAAAGGAACTTAAGGAGGAAGCGGCAAAGAACAAGCCCAAAGTTGAATTTTATCAGAAATTCATAGAAAACCGGGATTATTTCAAGTCCAGTATAATTGCTGAAGAACTTCAAATAAGTACCCGGACATTACATAATTTCCTCTTGCAAGAGAAAATATGCATACGTAAAAATCAACAGTTAGTTGTACATGAGAATCATGCACTTCTTCAATGTGTAGTCCCATATTACTGGAAAAACAAGAAAGGGAAGACAAATACATATAACAAAGAAGTAAGATGGACGCCTGCTGGTCGTGAATATATTCTAGAACTATGGAAATCCAAAAATCTGGGTACACAAGCAAAGGAATAGTAATCAATATTTAACATGAAAGTAATGAGTGAATCTATATTTGAGAAGATAATACGGAAAACTGGACGTAAACCGATAGGTTGTAAATGTCAAGAGTGTAAAAAACAGTGTCTGAGAACTCCCTGCTTAGGAACTCCAGATGACATTTTGAGTCTGATTGATGCTGGTTTTATTGATAAACTTGCATTGACGGAGTGGGCTACTGGGTTGTTTCTTGGAAGGGTTAATTATACTATCCGAATGATTCAGGCACAAAAGCTGGAGAAAGGATGCATCTTTTTTGAGAATGGGTTGTGCCAGCTGCATGATCTAGGATTGAAGCCTACAGAAGGAAAGCTTTCACATCATACGATTAAACTGGATAATTACCAATTTAATAAATCCATAAGTTGGCAAGTTGCTAAAACTTGGATTGATGAACAGAATGTTGAAAAGGTATTGAACGTTTTTGCACGCTTTAATGAAGCACAGAGCTTGATTTTGAAAATACCAGATTTATAATTGTAGAAGTTTTAATTTAGAATTTTGAAAACAAAACAAAGAAGATGATGAGAAATGAATGTCTGAGAAAGTTTTTATACGTGGAATATCCTTTAGGTCTTTCATACCTTTTTACCCCATCAGAGACCCGTTTCATTTTGCATATGATAAATTTTGAATATCTTAAGAAGCATGGCTTTTCAACTAACTGGAGTAATGCAGAATATATAAAACGCATGGGAATCAGTAAAAATGCGTTTAATAACTCCGTAAAGAAACTCATCCATATGAAACTTTTGAGGAAGTGGAATAACAAACTGGGAAACAGGGTTTATTATTCATTCGATCTGGAAGTGTATGGGAAGTTGGTGAATATCCTTTCATGTACCAATAATGTTGATGAGTTGATAAAGTTTTGTGAGATGTATCTCAAACAGGGCAGATTAGTCGAAGATATAGCTGAAAGAGAAATTGTAAAACTGAGACATACCCGTCTCATTTCATCCCTTAAATATCCATCTTTCCCTGATCCCGATTAGAAATGCTGGAAATATGTCTGAATCCAGGGGGTAACTAAAATGGGTTACCCCCCCCCTTGGAAAACTATCATCTATATAATATATAAGTTATATATAAAGATATTATAATATATATTTATAGTAAGAGTATATATAGGGTTATTATATAGAATATTAATAAAGAAACTGTTCTTTTTCTAAGCCTTAGAAAAAGAACCAAAAAGAGAGGACTATATAGCAAACCCTATGGGTTTGTCTTTATATTAAAAAGATATTATATTGTTCTATAGGTATTTTAGGTGGTATACATTAAAACTAAAAGCTATTTAGAGTGTATCTTAAAATTATATATATGAACATCCTTAGGCAATATCTTCAATAGAACCGCTTTCTTTTTCCCTGTGCTGAATTTTGCCATGTAAATGGATGACGGATATGTTTTGAAGGCAAACGTTTAACTACGGGCTTCTTTGATGCGTTTTAAGGCATTGCCTTCAACTGTCGGTTTGCATAATTCACTCTTTATTATTTCTTGTACTTTGCGCAGAAAATCTTCGGCTTGTTTAGTGTCTGCAAAAATATTACCAAAAGCGATTCTCTCTTTACATGCAATCGAGTTGTTTCTACGTCCATGTTCAATCTTGCCTTTATCAGATATGTAACAGTATTCCTCGCCGTTATTAACGAAAAATTCAACAGGTTGTATCCGACTATAATAACCATTCCAGATTTTTCCGACTTGATACAATTCGTCTTTCAAAGCGCGAATGTCTTTTTTGGTGGCTGCAGCAAACTGATAACAATCCTTTTTTCCTATAACTTCATGCAGGGAGTATTGTATTGGAGAATTGTCTGATTTAACGCAATACATTACAATATCTCCAGTGTCTGTGATTTTTTTAAATATCCCTACGCCTTCATGGCTGGTGGTATAGGACCGGAATCTTACAAATTGGTTTTGCCTTGGGATATAGATACTTTTTACAAATTTATTTTGCCATAGATTCCAACAAAAGCCTTTATTTAGTAGCACTTGATGTAGTTTTAGAGTCTCTTGTTCTGTAGCCTCTCTATATCCGGATGTTGGTTTCTCAACGTTGTTGATGACCAATCCATCTTCTCCAAATAAGGCTGGTCCTAGGTAAATTTGTTCGGGAGTCACCATAGATACAATGCCAATTGTGACAAAAGGGTTTGGATAAACAAGTATTTTGCCTATTTCTGGGGAATCGTTATTAGCCCAAGTTAGGAACTCTTTGAAGGTGGTTCGTTTAAGATCATCATTATTGGCATTGAACGCAAATTGTATTCCCATCTGGGAACAATATTGAATAATTTTCTTTTTATCTACTACAGTCTTTGGCTTGATTGTCTTGATAAATGATAGAATTTGGGTCCTGTTTTTCATTTCAAGTTTCAAATACTAAAATATATTCTTGTATTATTTTGATTTTATAGAATTTATACATCTATTGCAAAGATACCATTTAAACTTCGAAATAAAAAAGTTCTATTTAAAACAATAAATATTTAACGCCATTAAATAGGGTATCAAACTGAACAAATAAGTAAATAGGCATAACTGTATATGCGAGACCTGAATGGAGTATTATATAAGGTTGTGTGTTTGAAAAAACACAATAACTTGATGAGAAAAACAAATAGTCTATTCATTCTCAGCTTTTGACTGCAAGTGTGTAATAATGATATAATTAGAATGTATGTGTAATAATATATATAAATATATAGATTCTGATTGCTCATCTAAATACAAAAAGCTATTTTGCTTAAATATAGAATGCATTATTTGTTATGTGTGTTCTTATATTCATACAAAAAATAAAATCGAAAACTATTTTGCTAGCAACGCTTAAAATCCAATTAAAAACGAGACTTGAAAATTTACCCTCCGGGCACGTATGGAATCACCACTCAGGGCACACCTACCCTAATCTTTATATTAAATTATTATACTGTTGTAAATCAAACGGTTATAAGGTCGTCTTTTATTAAAAGTCGTTCTAATTATGTCTATATATATTATTTGCTATCAATTTTAATCAAAAAAACCTTTTTTAGTCGTTATATACTATTTAAAAGCTATTCTCTGTTTTGCTAACTATCAGAAAATCAACGTTTAAAATATAATTACAAATAACTTTCAATTCGTTATTCTACTTATATTCCTGTTTTTTGAAAAAATAGAGAAAATATTTTTTTTTCAATAAAACAGGTAGTTTGTAAATAGTTGAATATCAATAGTTTATGAACATCTCTCGCGCGTAGGCGTACCTTATTGGCTTTCAGCCATTTACGGAATAATATTAGAAAAAAAAGATAGAAATAATTTGCTATTCCAAATTAGTTTATTACTTTAGTGTTGTTCCCAAACGGAAACGAGAGGGACAAAAACAAAGATTTAAAAGTTTATCGAAACGAAATTTTTTATTTGACTTTTTTACTATCGTTTGAAAAAGAGCTTTCACCGGAACGGAAACGAGACGGACAAAAAAAAGTTCTTTGTAGAGAACAAAAAGCAAAGTTAGTACTTTGCAGTGTGCGAATAATCCGTAAATATACTATTTACTTTTGGTACGACTAAAAAAAATAATTCGAGCAAATAAGCGGTAACGAACTGTTTGACGAAAAAGAGTTAAGGCTAAATTGTATTAGGCAAAATATATATTACGTAAAACATAGAGCACACAAAGCGAATTGCCCGCTTATTGGGTAAATCTTTTCGCTTGACTGAATGTAATTTTAACGTTCTTCTTTTTATCTATTCTGCATTAGAACGTATGAACTACATTCATTTAGTTATTTGCAGAATAGACAAAGATACACTTATCCGACTAACGTACTAAGTACGTCTTATCGTGGGGGTGGTTCGATTCCAGCCCCACGAACTATGTACAATTCAGTACATTTTAATACTATACCATTATGAAGACAATTAACGTAGTAGAAAAAAGAGAAATCGTGAGTGTTTATTCATTTACAGAATTTGCAGCTATGCTGTTAGAGCGTCCTGTTAGCAATGTCGTGTTACGTAATAGAAACAAAGACGAGCTAATTGTGCTTGAACGTGTGGCGCTTTACGCAAAAAGTAAAGTTCCTACGGTTGACGAGCTGAAAAATGCTTGGAAATCTATGTTTTATAACACATGGACTGTCAAATTCGAGATTGAGAGACTTGCGAAGAAGGACTTGCGTTGTGGAAACATTTTCCGTAACTTAGACAAGTTTGACATACTTATGTACAATGCCGGAGAATTAGTTTTTGACACATCAACGTACAATTTGGACTTGATAGAGAAACGGATTGGTATCACGCCTAAGTCAAAAACTCGTGAAGATTACCCGACAAACAAAATGCTGAAAGAACATTCTTACAAAATTGCGGAGAGTGCGTGGAGTATGCTTAACATTGAGGCACACGTACTGAAGCAACTGCAAGAAGTAGACGAGCCAAGTAAAACAGCTTCTATGGAGTCTAAAACTGCAAAGAAAACAGCTCCGAAAGCGACAAGAAAAAAGATTGTTGAAAATACAGATGAAAACGCCGAAAGAGCGGAAGCTGTAAAAGCCGTGAAAGCTGCAAAAACAGAAAAGAAGCAAGCGAAGAAAGAAGAAGTTGCAACGGTTGCAGCTTGACAACACACAATATGAACGGGATATTGCAAAAGCGGTATCCCGTGGCATAAAATTGGGGGTTCGATTCCCCCAATGTGTGCAATGACTAAAATGAAATGTTATGCGAGAAATGTATTGTCTTGGAGATTATGTTTCCCAAATCGGGAAACGTGTAAAAAAGTACAAGAAGAAACCAAGCATAGACCAAATATATAACATCCAAAAGTATTTGGGCGTGAATATACAAAAGTGCTTGGTGAATAATGTGCGTTTTACTGAAATCGTTCATCTGAACATATATCAGGATTACGTCACCATTGTGTCCGATTGTACGTATGAAAAAATGCAGCTATACTGTGACAAATTTAATAAGATAGGTGAGATATATGCTACCTGTTTTTGTGTTGCGGGGAAAGTTGCAGTGAAGTTTACCGCAGTGAAGTTTTTGCAGGTTTCGCTGATTTTAGCGGAAAAGCGCGGAGCCGATTTAAGGAGTAGAAACATCTGTATAACGCCTTAACACGTTATCAGTGTGCCCTGTTTTGCGAAAATTCCTTATTGTCTTTTTTACCAAAACGCAATCCTTTTCTTTTTTTGTAACACACGCAAAAATGAAACGCGATACACAAAGATTTTTTCCGGCGCGAATCACTGGGTTCGCGCCGTTTTCTCAAAAGCCTTTTTGAACTGTAATATACACTTTGCTGGGTTTGAACCCCAGGCAGTTTACTCTACAAATTTAACTTCTACAAACTTCTTTGCGTTGTGAAACGCCGTTCCCATCCCCCGACATAACACGGTTGATGCAGTGCAGTAGGACTGTTTAAATTGTACTTAGCTGTACAATCTGCATCCCGCTGTTATCCTATTTAATAGGGAGGTGAAGAGTGATGTTGTAAATTTGTAACTATCGGAATATTAAACAATAAAATAGATAAGTTATGAGAAATAGAAAAATCAGTCGGATTACAATCCTAAGCTATTTTAAGCGACAAGTCCAAAAGAACTTGAGTGTTCTTATTAAACTGCATGAAATAATACTTTATATTGGTGTAATGCTATTCCTTGTCATGTATATGATTGGGATTTTTTCACATGTGGTGCTCATGCTTTATATAGGAATACTTGGCTCTCTAATTTACGTGCTATTATGGTGTTATGTATCAGATATGCTATATAAAATTAAAAATAAGCGATAATATGGAAAAAATTAGAAAAATTATACCCGAAGAACGGAACTATACCGTCAAATGTGAGTGCAGTATGTGCAAGAACACAACTGAAGTAAAGGTGCGATATGGGGATTACCTGTTACGGTTTGCTATGAATAAACCGGCTCAAGATTGTTTTCCATACTTAAGTGTGCCGGAACGAGAAACCATCATTTCGGGTATATGCCTGGATTGTCAAAAGAAACTATTTGCGAATAATTACGATAAAAAAGGTAACTGGATAGGTGCATGTAGGTTAGCTATGCAATAGTGATAAGTAATAGTGGCAACAACTGTAACTTATAACTGTTTCAGTAACCTTTTTAAGCATTAAGGTAAAAATATGGATTAATATAAAGGTGTGAATTATGACCTATCAAGAACAACATAAGGCGCTGGAAAATCGGATTATTTCCAGCCTATGTGAAATCAAAGAATATCCATTACTGTACACAATAATAATTAGTGGATAACAACATAGAGCCATAAGAAAAATTAGGAACAACTCTATTATAAGATTCAGAAGAAACGTTAAGAAAGGCCGAAATAAATGGATACGGCGTTCCACATTACTAAATGCCAATAAGATATGCAAAGGATGGGAATATTAACATATTAAAATCAAAATAATGAAAACATCAGACAAACCGACAGCACATATTTTAATCAGGGCAAATACGAACAGTGAATGGGATTGCTGCGAGTTCGCACTTATTGATTTGTCAGAAGACTGGAGTAAGCTACAGGCAAAAAGGCTTGAGGCTGTCAAACCTTTCAAGGACGATTATAATTTCCAGTCAATGAGGTTTTATGACGGTTCGGTGGAATTCTTCCAATCGGGAGATGAAGAGCCTGACATGGAAGAGTTGCTGGCAGGCAAAGAGTGGGTATTTGTAGAACTGGACGACGACGAACAGGACGAGCTGACTCCACCCGAAAACAGCTTGGATTTTTACAAGATCGTGATATCCCGTGGTGGAAATGCCAGATATGAGGCATTCGGCAAACATACAAACGAAGAATTTTATACAATCGAATTTCCACTGCAACAGCTAACTGAGCAAACTATAAACAATTGCTAAGGATTTTACGTAGAGCTTCCGACCGAAGTATTATAGAGTAAATCAAAAATAAAAATGAAAGAAATTATAGCAAAATTGGTATCAACTAATTGTACCCAAAGATATTATGAGTTATCAGAGCCAATTTATCAAGGACGTAAATTTGGTGATGATGTTGATATTGTCACAGAACTTGAAGAACGTAAGAAAACGATGAAGCCGGGATCTGAACACCTTCTTCGTACAGATGGGTGTCACATTGTTTGTGTGTCAGATGCGTATACTCACATTGAAAGGCTTGTGTTTATTGGTGAAAAATATCCGTCAGGATATGGTAACACAGGTGTTCAAATAGACGGTTCTCACACAATGAGAATGTATGGTGGTGATAAAAGATATGTTTATCCCGATGAAGTATACCTAAGGCATTTGGGCATGGTAAACGGAGTGAGAATAGTCTTAGATGGGCGTGGAACAAAATAGTAATGAAGAAGAGGAACACAAAAAAAGGAGAGTTTATATGTCGTAGGCAGAGCCTTCCGACAAGTCTTTTTCTCTCAAAGAAAGTTATCGGCTTGCCTACTTTGAGATTATGAACAGACCAGCATACATTATCCGTAAACGGAAAATAAACAATGTTATTTATGTTGGCAGGGATAAAAGAGAGGCTAATAGACTTCTTAAATTCTTTAATAGATAACCCTCAAATTAAAATAGTAATGAAAGTGGTTTTTGATAAAATCCATGAAAGTAGAAGACTTGTCATTAAAGAGTGTAAATCATGCTTATATGGAGTTATTACTGATTTGCAAGGAAATGAATTAATGTCCGCAAGATTTTACTATAAAGACGGAGATGCTACAATATACCGAGTGAAAGAATATTATAACTTCAACCAAAACAATTAAGGTATGAGCAAAAAAGAAATTAAAGAAAAGTATCATGGTATGTTTGGAGTATTCACACATGATATGTATAAATCTAATGATGAAGATTACGCCAACGGTTTTTTAGGTGCTTTTGAGGATTACGGAAAAGCACTCAAATTTGCAAATGAGAAAGGAAAAGACACAGCTATACATTGGATTTAAAATGATTCGAATATGAACAAATATATTAGTCTTTCTTTAGAAGAGCTATCAAAAGAGGCGACTGCTTATTTTATGCGGCATAGAATGAATGGGGGAGCGAGTGAATTTGACAGTTCTATCAATGACATTTCACGTGCCATTATCCACGCATTTCATTTGGAGCATGGTAAATGCTTCTTGGGTAAAGTTAATCTTTACGACAAGGAAAGGGAGAATATAACAGAGTATCAGTTCACAGTATATTCCGGGCAATTAGTGTATAATTTTGAATACGCTTTTGTGATTCCACGCCCTGATGAAGAGTTGCTCCGGCTTATCATTGAGCACAACCTTCCTAAAGAGACTTTTAACAGCCAGGATACCTGGAATAGAGTAAAGCAAATCTTTACCCGGATTGAACAGATAGGCGGTGTGTCATTAACATGGTCCTGATAATCATCTGATTTAAAAACTATATTTTCTAATTTATAGTAAGGCGTGAGTACGATAGTGTTCACGCTTTTTTCACGGGCTTTAATATTGAAACTATGTCCGGATTGTACCCGGTGATGCCCACAAATTCCTATTATTTATATCTCAAAATTGCGTCGTGAGACGCCGTATCTGCCTTAGTTTGTAGCACTGGTGGTCTAGTGGGTTATGCCCTTAAATCGCCTTAACGGGCGAGCTATGCCCCAGTGTTTTTTAGAAAAACTGAGCAGAAAGATGAAAAATAATAAAAAAAGATTGGGATTTACTCACCGTAAGGGTAAAATGAATCTCTACTCTTGGAAAACAACATTGTAAAATCATTAAAAATATATCAGTTATGAAAGTATTGAAAGTAAAATTACATCATATTGATAGAGGACAGTGCATGGAGGTATGGTCGGTTAAACCCAAGAAAGGTGGTCCCCGCCGATACGTTGCTCGTAATACATCGGGCAATCACGAATGGAGCTGGCTCTGCGATGCTCCTTATGGATACTGTGAGCGTGACTTTGAATGTAGTCCTGGAATCATGTTTATCATTTGCGATAAGTATGGGCATGCTATTTTACGTGACGGGAATGATCGTACTAAATTTCCAAACTCTTTTCCCACATTGGAAGAATGTTGCGATACGGCATGGAAGGATATAGAAAAGAATCAATATATAACCCGTATTGGGTTTGGCGAATGGATTCTTAAACAAGCTACTGTTCCTCTACGAACCGGTACGGATGAACAGAACTGGAAAGACTGTTTTCAGGATATAGACAAAGTTGAGGTTTTGTCACGTTTCAAGTTTCTGAAAAGAGGAAAGGCTATTTATAAGTTAACAAAACGGCATACCGAGTGTGGTACGATGTGGTATGAATATTATGCTGGGGATTTTCCTTATAATGAAAATGGAGGTTTTGATAAATTCTTTGCTTATGAATATAAATGAAATATTGCTTACTGTAGCAGATGAAATAGCCCGTGATAATGGCTATATCCTGACTGATGAAAGAGTAATCATTGGAAAAAATGATTGGTTTTGGGGCAACAAGGCAGGGTTTCCTGATACTCAAGTAAAGTCCCGGACATACATTCTTCCGGCATGGGAGGACGAACAAGAAGGGGAGGACTATTTTACCCGTAAAATTTATTTAGATATGCATTGGGGAAAGCCTCGCATACATGTTAAGTATCCCGATGGGGCATTTTGCTGTCTTACTTACAGTAATGATGGATGTACTGAAGCACAGACATTCAGTCCAATCGGTTTAAAAAAGGCTCTCTGCATACAAGAGAAAATAGATAAGTTATATAATAGAGAAAAGTATGGCAGATAAAATTTTGGAGAAGTTTTTTGAGATAGACAGATGGACGAAGGCGATTGAGAAAGGCGTTGGCAAAGACATCCGGAAAGATCAGCTCATATTGCTGACCGATGAAAACACCCGGATAGCGATTGCTGATGCCATGCAGAAAGGGAAGTATGAAATCTCACCTCCTCACACCGCTCAGATACCGAAAGAGAACGGCGAGTTTCGCACGGTTTATGTGAACGAACCTATCGACCGGGTGATATTAAGCATCGCTAATGACTTGCTTTTCGATCTGATGCCCGAAATGGTTCATGTCTCGTGTAAATCCTACCAAATAGGGACCGGATGCGGCAAGGTTGTGACCGAAATAAGTAATAAAATGGCAGCTACTGAAAAAGACGGATACTTTGGCTGGAAGTCAGACCTCAGCAAATATTTCGATAGCGTACTGCTCCAGTATATTGACGAGGCGTTTGACATAGTAGAGGCAAAGCACGGTCATTCCACTCTGATTGACGTGTTGCGAAAATACTACCACTCGGACCTGTACTTCGACGAGGACAACAACCTTCAGCGTCAATTCCAGTCCCTGAAACAAGGATGCGCCGTGGCAAGCTGGCTGGCAGATGTGCTGCTGTATGAACTTGATGATGAGCTGTCGCAAATGAATGGCTTCTACACACGCTATTCGGATGACATGTTGTTCCTCGGAGAAGAGTACGAGAAAGCCATGAACGTGCTCCAGAGCCGGCTGGAAGAGAAAACTATGAAGCTAAACCCAAAGAAAGTGGAATATCTGACTACCGATAAGTGGTTCAAGTTTCTTGGATTCAGTATCAAAGGCAGTATGATCTCGCTATCTTCCAGCCGTATCAAGACATTCCAGAACGAAATAGAAAAGCGTACAATCGGCAAGCCGGGCGTATCACTGGCAAAAGCCGTTAATGCTGTGAACCGCTACCTCTACAAAGGCAACGGGGAGTTCAGTTGGGCTACTCAAATACTGCCGGTATGCAATGTGCGGAAAGACCTTGACGAGCTGAACAAGTTCGTAATGGATTGTCTGAGAGCCGTAGAGACCGGAAAACGCAAGGTGGGTGGTTTAGGTTATGTCAAGACCAAGAGCGACGGCTGCATAGTCCGGGGCCTGGGGCGGAACGTGAAAGCCAACCGCGGCAAGACTAACAGCAACATCCCAGGTTACCTGACCATTGGCTGTATGCAGAACGCCATATTGACAAGACGTGCCGTGTATAACACGCTGGTTGCATCATTATAGGAACCTACCGAACACACGGCGAATGATGAAGAGCAAGGAATTTTAATTTACAGATCTAGTATACCAGAACCCATACTTGATTCACCGGTTTAATCACCCGGTGAATCCATCCTGATTCTGGTTCTTTCCTGTAAATATCAAGTAACTAAAGCAATGTGTCACTTGCCTGACATCCATAATTAAACTGAAACACATCAGTGATAAAGTTCAAGGAATAAGAGTTTAGAGCCCGCGTGGTTAATCCAGCTTCTACAAAGTCTTGAAGGCCGTGTTATTCACCGCCTTCAGACTCTTCCGAGCTGGAAATACGCAGGAGACATCAAAAAAGTAAAGATATGTGTCGTTATTTAGAGAACTTTTTTTAGCACAATAGCGTGATTCAAGGAGTAGTATTTAGCGTGCCCTGCTCAATAAGCCCCCCCTGCGCGTCGGAACTCTCTACTGAGCACTCCGACGCGCCGCTATGGCTTCGAGCCGCGGCATACATCAAATGTTTAAAGATATGTGCCGATATTTTGAGAATCACGAAAAAAACTTACCACGAAGTGAAAAAGTCAAGGTTAGGATTTTAATAGTTCAGCTTTACAGTTACTGGGGACCGACTCCTGATTGTCGTGGCCGCCAGTAAAGAATAGCTGCTCATATCAAATTCGTAAAGCAATGTGCCAGCCTAACGAGACTGAATAATAACAATTTCTATGAAACATAAAACTTAGCACAAAGTGATGGGTCAAGATTAGGATTTCAATGGGACAGCCTTTAATTGCGGCCACCACCTCATCTCCAGCTATCGGCTGTATATGAGGTTAAAGGCCAGCACACACGCTGTACATATCAAATTAATAAAGTAATGTGCCTTCTAAATGAGACTCAATGGTAACGCAACCGGGTATTGTGCAAGGGGCCAGGTTCAATATACAGGATACTAGGTCCTGACCCAAGTCTCAGGACCTAGTTACGCTGTATAAATCAGAATAATAAAGTAATGCGTCAGTGGTTCGAGTACAAATAATTGATAATCATAAGAGTATATGGAAAATATATATCAGGAGACGATTCGAAATGTTGAAGATGGTGCAAAATTCAAAATAGACTTCCAGAGTCGAAGTCTGAAACTGAACGGCAAATACATCATACAAGATGGAGAGTTTGAGGGTAATTTAGGTGTTGATCCAAGCATTGATACAGATGAATTTCTGTCACAAGTTGAAAAGTTGTACTACCGCTACAAGAATTCTATTCCATCGGAGAGGAGTGAGAGTAAGTCACGTTTGTACTTCAGAGCATTGCCCGAAAGGAAGCTGAGTGATGATGCTATGTTATTTGGTGAGCACCGAGAGAAAGCTCAGTTTGAGTTGGAACTATATGTCCTTTGTCAGATTCTGAATGGTCTTAAATGGGAATCTGAAAAAATGGGCAAGTGGTTCTGGCAAAGCAAAATGGACAAAGATTTGGTAATACTTAAGAAATGGGTAGATCCAGATATCAATTAACAACCATTTATTAATTTCAAGATGAGTAAAAAGAAAAGAAAAACAAAAATTTTGTGTCCTCAATGTGGCGCAGAGTTCGCAATCGGAAAGAAAGAGTTTACCACTGTAGCAACAGTAGTTGGTGAGGATTCAAATTTGGGATCTATCTATCTGGCTATGGCCGGCCAGAATATACCAGTCAAACCACTTAAATCGTTCAAAACTGTACAGGAACGTATTGAAGCGCTACGAAATGTCGGGGTGGACGTAAGTCATATGTTTGCCATGGAGGGGGCGAATGGGGGTGGATATATCGCCTCAAACAGGAATGGAATACTTTCAGTACTAGAGGACGACGATCCAATTTTTAATCAAATCGTTGAACAAGGTACGGTCCCTAACAATCGCCTGTTCCGGCGCTGGATTATGGCGAAGATGTTCTATATGATGACTTATAAACCGTATCGTTCTAAAGAACCTTTGGGAGTAACACGCATGATTCACCGCTTAGGCTATGAATATCAGTGGAAAATGTTGCTGAACGAGCTATATGCCCAGATGAAAATGGAAGATAAGGATGCTGCAAATTTCGTAGATCGAAACCGTTGGTTTAATGTCGATGTGGTCATGGCTATGGCGGAAGATTATATTGTACAATTGAAAAAATATGTGGACGCTTTGAAAGAAAGAAAATGTAAGGGAGTGCCTTACAAGCGTATTAAAAGTCGTAACATATTCAAGGCAGACCTACAGAATAAAATCTACTATCCGTTGTATAAAGAAATAGCGCATATCAAGCAAGCACGTAATGTCACACAGCTTTATAACGCAGCAAAAAAGTTCAACGACATGCGCCTTAAGATGCCACACGACACTCCTCAAAGTAAAACATGGGTTGATGCATACAAGGGTGCTGGAGCGTATTACACGATGCAAAATCTTATCCGGTTTCATAACTGCAAAGCTATTGATGATACCAATAACCGCCTTGATAAATATCAGTCACTTGCTTTCATTACAGCAAAAGCAGAGATGTATAGAAACGATGAAGGTTGGCGCTTGTTGGCAGTCCTGAAGAAAATGTTGACTGATAATAATATTGATATCAGCAAAAAAATGGCTGAATGGCGTAAATAAGGAGTAAGCTATTGTTTGGTAGGCACGATGTGATGGACCAAGAAATTTTATGCCGCCTCCATGATAGATGTGACATGTCGATGACCTCGACAAGACTACATCCTCATAGGAGGCTGCAAATCGAAGAAATAAAGATATACCCCATTTGGTAGTCACATCTTCTTATTATCATATTGTTGTTTAAATAGAATTTAGAGGAGAGTTATCTCATTAATATATTTCCCAGTATTTTTAAAAATAGGTAAAATGAAAGAAATACCAATCAATCAACTTGCTAAAATAGTATGTGACTTACCAGTGAAAGAAAAAATAGTTGTCCGACAAAAGTCAACTAATGGACTCCTCGGAATTACGTGTTCAGATATTTTTGATAGTGATCTGATTATAATATCCCAAATTGGAGGTGGTTTTGCTGCCATATTTGATACTTCTACGGACAACGAAGAAGTAGAAATGTGTACGTGGTTACAAAATATATTTCAAAGTAGTGATTACGATAAAACAGTTTATCTGCTGGATAAAGAAGAAGTATTCCCTGAACTACAATCCATGAACGAATTATGGGGCGTTACTTTCAAGGTCAGCCAACCGAATTGTCATCCTTCCCGTACACTGTCTATTTCCGAATGTGCATTATTCCCTTCTCGTGAAGAAGCCGAGACATGGATAGATATTCACAGGGGTATGAGTTATGACTCAGCTTTCTATTCAGAGGATTGCAGTGAACCTAAAGCTGTTTTAATTGATAGTTGGCAACGTAACAACGAGGATAAAATCTCAATAGCAACTGTAAACAAAGTTGTTCCCAATTTTACAGGGCGTATAAATAACCTTCGTGAAGATATAATCTGCAATATCATTTCGATACTTAAGGAAAATGAACTTTCCAAGATTCTACTTGATGGAATAATCGAAGAACCAACATACGTGCTATGGTTTGGCGGTAAATCTTGGTATGATTCACCTGTTACCGCAGTGTCACTTACTGATAAAGGTATCAGCATTGATGTAGAAGATCAATTTGAAAATGTATCAACTACGCTCTACAGCAATGATGCGGATTTAGCGTTCAAAAATTTATCTTGGCTTGAAAGTATCCGTGACAATGTGCTGGAGGCAATCAAAGCTACAAAAGCCGTGCAAAAAGACATTCAACACTCGTTATGATACAGCAGATTGAATTTAATGACAAAGAATATATACTAAACCAATGCTGTGGTGAGAATCATGAAGGTGAAAACTTATTCGAATGGTGCGAACGTAGTAATGTAGGAGAATTTACACGATACTATGATAAAATCGTTTTTCATACAGAGAATGGTTTGGTTGCTGCCTATAGTGATAATTTAGAAAATTCTTGGAGTATATAAGGAAGAACATTTTATCTGAAAGTGGACTATGCCCCATGATAGTCAATAAGATAACGCCCCATAGTATAAGGAAATTTGTTTTACGTAACAACAAAAAAGAAAATAATATAACGAAATGGAAGGTCAAGATATTTACTTTGAAGAAGAGCAAGAAAGCACTGAACTTACTAACTTGAAGGCACGCTTCTACAGTGTCCGTCAAGAAGCTAGAAATTTTATTCTGTACCTTGTTGAGAAACATGGAGGCAAAATTGGTTCTGAGGAAAACCCTATCAGTCTTACTGTTGAATACTTCGGTGACGCTGGAGTAACCAGCGGATGTATTGAGAGTATTAGTTATAGTGATATTACTATGGAAGATAAAACGGAACCAGTCCCCCTCAGCAATTTGATGGTAGATCCTCTGATTTGTTTTTCCGAAGAATTGGAAAACTATTGCAAAGGAATGGAAAATTTGGAAAACTAATAGTATGACAAGAAGCATAAAAATCATAGATACCCAGTTTCATGTAGAAGCTGGGTATAACGGCGGCCATATGTCCCGGGAACAGTACGATGCTTTTTACAAGGAGCTGAAGGAAATGTTCACGGAAAAGGGGTTTCGTTATGAAGAAAGAGAAAATGGTTGTCCAGATGTTGTCCTGGGTAAAACCTGCCTTTATTGTCATCCGACTTGTTTGTCCGGTCCCGTGGAGGAGACTCATTTCCTTTGCTGGAGCAGATTCTTTCCAGTGGCAAGACATTCCGGTTTTATTTATTGGATAAGCACAATGAATTGCAGGACTTTACTCCAGATGAAGAACTGGAATATTATCGCACTTCTACAAAGTCGGTTGAAAACGACCTGTTCGTCGCTTTTAAAACAAATCGAAGAAGTTTATTCAAACTCAAAAGCGAGATTCTTGAATTGGAAGCCCCAAAAATACATTTGCCTACAATTCGTACTCCCTATCTATCCGGATATGGTTCCATTTCCAAACAATTTGTAAATGAGGTGTACAAAGACCTGGTGCAGAAAGGACTTTTGATTGAAAGTTCTAAAGTAACGGGTATACAAACGATTCTTTTGTGCCGGGCTGCCATTCAAAAGGAACTACGATTATTGGAGGTGCAAAAGTAATTGTGTCACTATCAGAGAATATGTAACAACAAAAGTATTTCAGAAAAGACAAAAAGGAAATGAGTAAAGTATTGCGTACAGCTAAGGTGAATCAGATAGACTATTACACCTTGGAACTATCTGGTTTAGGTACACAAGATGCACTGGCGTGTATTTTCGAATTATTTGGCGTTAGACTAAGCAAAGACAACATCTATGTCGATGAATATGAAGTTGAGCGCATACAGCTTCAGAAACTACAAGAGCACCTTTCCAGTCAAGATGATTTAGGAGAACATGCCCAAGATTTTGAATTATATCTTCGACAAGCAGAGATTGACAAAAGCAAGCTTTTGCAAATTATAGGAGAACTTATAACCCAAAGCAACCAGCGTAATCCTAAAATTCTTATTTCATGGTTTGATGAAGAAAATAATCCCAAAGATTTAAACTATATCAAGGATTTCTATACCCACAGTGAGGTATGCTTAGGTGAAACATTGGCTTCTATACCGGCAGACGGGCTGACCCTCGAAAAAGCATTTGAACTTTATATTGAGGCAATGAAATGGGGTGAAGGTGATCGCTTTTATCAAGTGACTGAAGAAGGTGATAGTATTGAACTCGGGTGTCAAGAGGACTCCGCAGAATCAGAATCACCATCTAAAGAATAAGAACAGTGACACTGTGGAAAGTTCTGAAAATAGTTAGTTCTCTACGACTGTAATATATTAAACTTTAAATAAAAGAATTGTTATGAAAATAAACTTGAACAAGCATATTTACGAGGGTTGGACAGTTGGTGACTTTATTGAAAACCTTGCATGGCAGGTAGAGTTAATTATGAGTGGCGGAGCCATACAGAAACCTTTTGCCAACAAACAAGAATTAACCGACTGGTGTAAGGACAACCAACCTTATTATAAGAAAAAGATTTTGGATGTAAATAACTATTTCGCACAAAAGTACAATCTTACATGACTAAAAGAAATAACATAAAACTGGAAACAGTGAATATATATGCTGAAACTGGTGACTTTGTATTTTGCACATATTGCGGTAAGAAAATGCTTCTACCGCGGGGGGCAGATAAGTGTCCAGAATGTAAAAAAGTCGGTCACCTGTCGTGGATTGATGGTGAGCCAGAGGAGGTTAATAGTGTAGAGCAGCTGTCTGGTCGTTACAAACTAAACGACACGGATGCTGAACTTGAAGACTACTTATCTCATGAAGTCTTGGTCGACGAATACCCAGAACATCATGTCGATACGGACGATTTAGTAGAAGGTGAGATTCTTGTTCGGATATGTCCTGTAAATAAGTATCCCACACTGGTGGAGTATAAAGGTGAAGAACGTTGCCTATGTCTGCATAATGATTCACAAGAAGAGGATCGTAAAGTAGTAGATAACTGGATAGCAACCCAGACAATACCAAAATTTGATAAGGACAATCCCGAATTATTTACTGCATGGCAGGCGGGGAAAGCTGAAATGCACATTGCAACACTCAGCTATTTCCGTGTTTCTGACAAACAATCTTTGGGTGGTTGCGACAATGTTTTCTATGAAAAGAGACAGGCTATGAGAAGTTTGGTAGATTATTTCGTGAATGAGAATATGGAGAAGCTGAAGGATGTATATTATGTTTGTGAAGTCCGTCTTTTTGCTCCGACTTTTGAAGAAAGGATGACCTACCCTGACACTCAGAGTATCTTCGATTTATCTGATTACAGTATGGTAAAACCGTATTATTCCCATCAAGTTAATTCTATTTAATATGAAAAAAGAACAAATTGATTGGCAGGCATACCGCAAGGAGCTGCTATCATCGTTGTCAAACGAACGTTTATGGTCTTTAGGATGCCCTTCGGGAGAGAATTTCCATCTGGAAAATATTGCGGATTTGGAAGATGAAATAGCGGCAATAGACCGTGGAGATTTTGATATGATATTGGAAAAACATGAGGAATTCCCTGAGCTATTCGATGATTGCCTGCTTTCAGATTCGGACTTTCCCACTACTATCAGTAATAATCCCGGTGAAAACTGATAAACTTAAAAGCACAATGGAAGAATTGGAAAGCATCAAAGAAAGCATGCAACGCCAGAGCGGTACGGTAAAGCTCACGGATGAGAAAGGAGAACCGATGGTGTATGATGAAGAAAAGAACTTGTTTATATCCGATCTGGTGATTGATAAGGAAGGCGCAGTATGTGCTTTGGTACCTTTAGGACACTTCAGTGACAATACCATTCGGTATATAGAAAAGTTAGTAAGTTAAAATAATCTTAGGATGATGAAAACTAAGAATCTCCTTACAGACCGGAAAATACGGCATTCCTCTCCTAGAGAGGGACTTGAAATGTTCCAGAAAGTTCATCGCTCTGTTGTGATGGCTGAATTTACGAATCTCGCTTCAGACAGGCTGTGGACAGGCTATATTGTTCAGAAGACAAAAGAAGCCCATCACTTTATCGCCATCAGCCAGGAGGGTTGTCGCTGGGTAGAGTCATACACAACAAAGACAGATAAACAAGTTGCCTGTACGCTTTACACCAGATATCTGGACATTGATATCAATGAGATATGGAACATAGCAATGGCAATTATCGAAGGTCCATGCTCCATAGAAATTCTCCGGAGGATGTGGGAATTGTTTGACGAAGTTCCTATTGACAAAGAGGAGGATATTGACCAAAACTTCTTGCTGTGGGAAGAAGGAACCGACCGATTTAGCATATGGGACTGGTTCGACAAAATGTGTCCGCATTGCTTAGCACGAGATATCATAGACTATAACCCTCAAGAAACGTAAATAAAAAAATAATCAATAAAAAAAACAGTGGTATGAATGATAGAATTTATAAGATAGAAGTAGACGGAACTGAAATAGAAGTTCGCGGATACAGTATAGAACGTCTGTACGGACAGCCTTCAGAAATAGAAGATGTTAACATATCGAGAGCAACGGTCATTGCCCAAAGGAAGGCAACTATGAACAAATGCCTGATAACGGCAACACCTGCATTTTACATAGGGTTGATGTCCGGCGAACTGTTAACGGATAAACCGGTCTTTTTCAGATTGTATGACTACAAAAAGATGTGGTACGTAACCCTCATGCTTCGCACTGATGGCTACTTCTCAGTCTATGCCTTTAATATGGATAGTCTCAGCGAATACACTCGTGCCTTTACGAGCCAAGAGGATGCTATACTCTTCTGTGCCAATATCTTTAACGAAAACGTGGCTGTTAAAAACTTATATGGAAATATTGAGTCGTTATTGAATGCTTGCCAGACGAGAAATGATTATGAAGACCGGGAAGAAGTAGCTGCAAAGATGCTGGAATCCTACCTCAATAATTCATGCTTTGAGTATGATAAGTTTGCCGCTACCATTTGCAGGATACATCCTACGCTCCAGCAGAACTATTTCCGCGCCGTCAAAGCCAGTATGCTTTATATGGCATCACGTGACAGAGGCGTCGATCCCCGTAACAAAGCATCTTATGAGATGTGCCGGAAATTGGTGCAAACACTGAATGAAACAGGACTACCTTGTATTTAATGCTTGAATTGTCATGGATATACAGCGAGTATTAAGGGATATGCCCTACCAGATTAAAAGTGCATTGACTCTGCATAATAAAATGAAGAGGCAACTGTTGACTGCCATTAAAGAATATCTTCGTTTTAAGTATAAGCAAACCACCAGCTTCTATCCGGATGACGAGGATGTTTCAGGATTATTGGAAGAAAATAGTTTTTCCCCTTGTGATGTTGCAGTTTTCAATAAGTATGACTGTGCCAGTAGTAGTGCCCTTAACAAGATTAGGCTTGAAAAGAATCAGCTTATAGTTGATACGGTTGAAAGTGGCAGTATCTTAAATGAAGAGGCACTATACTACGAAGACCTTATCAATATCTGTGATACTATTGAGAAGTATGAAAGGGCTATCCATATGGGTATTTCTCATAGAATGAAATACTGTCGTTGGAAAATTAGGGCGACCAAAATCTTGATGAACAAGACCGGTGAATCTTTAGAAGAGATTCTCGATTTTGTAGAGTTTTATTGGATGCCTGATATGCCGGAGGGACATAACATTGAATTATTCAAATCAATCATTAACCATTAGCAACGAGAAATAAGTATGAAGCATATCAATCTTACCCTGTATTCTTTCGATGAACTTTCGGAAGAATCAAGCAAAAAAGTCGTGGAGAATGAACGTTGGAACGTTATGGGAGATGTTATGGACGGGTATTCATCAGACTATAGGAACTCGTTGAACGAATTCGAAAGCTTGTTCCACATAAGATGTAATTGGGAGGTTAATTATTGTAGTTATTCCTTTAGCTTTAAACTGACATCTTTCGAAGCCTTTGAATGGCAGGGAGGTTATATAGAGCTTGCAACCATATCCGGTAAGTTGCTTCAACGTTTTCTGAGGAATTATATTTTGCCTCATTTGGAGAAGCCGGCATGTTATTTCAGTAAAATGAAAGGTGTTTATCCAAACTTCAGATATAATAAACGGTCTTCAAAAATTAAAAAAACTGTAGAGTGCCCTTTTACCGGACATATCTATGATATGTTACTTTTGGACCCCTTACTCAAATATCTCGCTTCACCTAACGATGGCACTACTTACGCAGAGTTGATGGATAAATGTTTACGCTCTTTCTTTAAGTCTTGGCATGAAGAATACGAATATTGGGCGGATGATGATGAGGCTGTTAAAGAAGAATTGCGTAATAATCAGTATGAAAACAGATTGTACTACAGTAATGGCGATGTATATACAGGTCCATTGGAATTAAGTGCTTAATTATAAACAAATATAGAAAACAAATCAACAATGAACAGTAAAGAAAAGAAGGAAGCAAGAGTCGAGAGATACAAAGCTCTTGCCGCAGGTGCGACAGCAAAATCCAGTGCTGCCTATCAACAAGCTTCAAAAATGTTGGGAGTCATTCCTCCCGGTCAACCGGTTCATGGCTTGGCAGACAGACGCTATCGTGAACGGATTAGTGGTCATATGGATGAGAGTGTTAAACTGGCAGATACGGCTGAATATTTTGAAGGTAAAGCAGAAGCTGCCGAAAAAAACAATGCCATTTATCTAGGCGATGATGACTGCGTGGAACGTTTGCAGGAGAGACTGGACGAACTGGTCAAACTTCAGGATAACATGAAAGCCGCCAATAAGATTGTCAAGTCCCAAAAACTGTCGAACGAACAAATTCGGCAACAACTCTCCGAATTGGGATTTTCAGACAAACAAATCAATGAAGTCCTGACTCCTTCATTCACGGGTAGAATCGGATTTGCCAGTTGTACTTTAACCAATAACAACAGACGAATCAGCGACACCAAAAAACGACTGGAACAAGCCAAGAAGATGAAAACTACCGAAAACAAAGAATATTATGTAGGGGAAGTCAGATTCGTTGAGAACAGCCGCAAAAATCGCCTTCAACTCTTCTTTCCTGAGATTCCTGACAAAGCGTTAAGAAAACAAATGAGCAACAATGGTTTTCGCTGGTGTAGTTCTAATGGTTGCTGGCAATCGTACCTGAAGAGATACAACGTCCGGTTCGCCAAGGAACTATTAACACCCAAAGAAACTGATACGGCAAACGTACCAGCATAAAACATCACACAATAAATCATCAAAGCGTAAACTTGAGGGCAGTGGATACATATCTACTGTCTTTTTTATTTTAGAGAAAATGTAAATGTCATATTATTCAACCAGTAATACTTAGAATCATGAATGTACAAGAAACTAATCCGAAAACTTTTGATTTCGTAACAAACAATGTAGAAGTGATGACACTCGACACCCTGCAACGTACTTATCAGGAAAATGACACTGCCGGACGCCCCATACAGGGCATCTATCACTTCCAACTCATCCACCGCATACTGGATATCTGCAAACAGCACAACATGGACTATGAAATCGAAGAAATCTTCGCTGCACAAAACAAGCAGAAGAACTTCCCCGGAGTCACCATCAACCCCCATTACGAAGCTATCCACGGCGAAAAAGCTGTCGAAGCACACGCTCTGCGCCGCGTATTCACCACTGTGCAGCTCAAAGACGGAGCAACGGACGAACTGACCACCACTCTCGCCATCGCCTTCCACCAAGACGGTATACAGGTAGCCATTGGACCGTGTGTAAAAATCTGCCACAACCAATGTGTACTTTCCGCACAACGAAGCGCGTGCAATTTTGGCAAAGATAAAGTCAGCACTGAAGAACTCTTCGGAAAAGTAGATGAATGGTTAGAGCAGTTTGACACTCAAATGAACGAAGACCGTGAACGTATCAGTCGACTGAAAGAAACGATCTTGTCTGCACAGGACATTTTCAATATCATCGGTTTGCTAACTACCTTTCGCGTTGCTCACGATAGTAAAGACAAACGTTTGTCGAAACTTGTGAAAAGTTACCCTTTGAACCAGGCGCAGATCACCGTCTTTACAGAAGACCTGATTAAGAAACAAGTAGAGAAAAGGCAACTGTCAGCATGGGATGTGTATAACGTAGCTACGAAAATCCTTAAGCCAAATCGAGCAGAAATCCCCAATATCCTCAACCAGAACGCTGCTTTCGCAGATTTCCTGTTCCAATATTATGCCAGTGGTAAAGAAAACGGTGTACTGCAGGACGGTATTATTGCCCTTCCAGAGTAATTTTATCAGCAAGTCAACAAAATGGAGGGGTTCACTGCCCCTTCATTATTCATCAAGCTATAGTAAAACCGTGAAAGTTAATGAACTGTAAAAGGGTAGATGTTCTACACCGGAAACAAATCAATATAAACTACTCGTGGAAAACAAATCATACTTAAAAAAGAAGCATATGAATGAATTAGCAACAGCTAAACGAGTAACTGCCGTAAAAGACAGAGTGAAAAAAGCAGAGTTTGACCAATTCGTTTTTGGCAAACTGGGATGCAATCGGATGTTTGACATGACTCCATCGGGTAACTTAGTTCATACCTATTATGGTCTGGCTGAATATGGAGACTTTATCCGCTTTTTTAATGGTGCTCCCTTTATCCAACTTAATATCGGAGGCCCTTTTGCTGCAGAGTTCGTTTGTGAAAGATTTTTGTGTAGTGTTACTTGGAATGAGTATGCTATACAAGTAGTTTTTTATGAAAGTAGAGAACGGTTATTGGAAACGATTCGTCAATCACAACAGATAGTCATTAATCAGTTTGAATGCTTCGACAATTTGCCAACCGGGATATTACTGGCTTTTAGTGATGAGATTTTCCATAGGTAAAATGAAAAATAATATCAAAATATAATAATGGTAAAAAGTTCAAGACAATTGACATGGCATGGGGTAGATATAAATCTTGCTACCAGTCTTATTGAAAAGGGGTTGGTAGTTCGCTATGTTTCCAAGAAAAGAAGTTGGCAATGTATTTACCGCAATGAATGCGAACTAGATAGATTTTCTTATGGCTGGATGAATGAAAATGATTTGAAAGAAATGTTTATCTCTGGGTGGGCGCAAAAGAAACTCTATGCCTTTTGTTATTATTTGGGAGTAAGTTGGGGAGAATGGTTGGAGCGTTCGTTCGCTCAACGCCTGAGTGATGTGATTGATTATTTTGGAAGTACAGACATTTTTGGACTTGATTACTCAGGTGGTGAATCATTTGATTCAATATGTAAAACATTAAAAATAACTTCTGAGCAATTATTGGAGTGTGCATAAATCACTTTTAAAGTAATGGAAAACTTCGGGAATAAGAATACAAAACATTGTGTAAGTTCGAGTTATACCGGTGATATTAAACAGAATGAACCATGAATAAGTATATATGTGTAAAAGAGTACACTCTCCAAGAGTATGACGCCTTGGGTCATGAAACAGATATATTTGTCGCTGTTGGTAGCATTATGGATGAAGGAAACAAATATCTAAACATGAAATATTGTCATTTGATTAATGAAAAGTGTAATGAAAAATCGAACAAATGAATAAATTACGAATCGTAATACAAAAGAGGTTGATGTAGCCACTTCCAAAGATTTCCTCTGAATACAATCAGTATGTATATGGCTAGGTTGGTTCGCTTAGGGAAACATATAGTTATTGTGAGAGTCCTACCCCGTAGTTGTACAATAAATAATAAAAAAATGAGTCAAGAATCTACTTCAGAAAAAGTATATAGATGTATAAATAACCTATATGTGTGGTTTGGTGAATTGTGTGCCACATGGGATGCTTGTGATGATAATAATCCGGAAGAAAGTGCTTTAAAGGACCGAATGACAAGGTTTTTCCCAAAGTCATTAAATGGATCTCTCAATGATATTGCCCATGATGTTTATATATGGGGGAATATGGTACAAAAAAGACAATCCCGACATCAAAGAAAAGTGCCTTTAGTTATTGAAACCTTACGTGATACGACTATTAAACGTCTTTGTTCAATTAGTACTATACCGGAAGGTCTACTACCACACAGTGTATATGTCGAGGATACAGATGTTACAAATGGGACTTTTTTCTACAAAGAATACAAGCTATTGAGTATCATTCCCCAAAATATGACCTGCATTCTTCTTGATCCTGAAACGAAACAGGAAGAAGAGGCAGAACTTGCCGACATCAATGTCGACTGGTTAGTCACCGTTTGGGAGCGATGCCAGGTGTTATCAGCTAAAATGTCGTTATGAGAACAGGAAAACCAACTGCGACTCAGATTTATAAAGAACTGATAGGAAAAGTCGATTGTAGACGCGGTGCTCCAATGGGACGTCCCAACGTGGGAACTAAAGAAGATGCATGCGGTAAACAGATTTATCGCCGGCATATTCCTCTTATTTATGATGGAGCCTATGACTCCGGAGGGGCATACTGGGGCTGCGGTTCTCCGTTGTATGTCGAATTCACACTTGACAAATCTTATGTCAATTTTTACAGAAACGAATAATATGGGAAAAACAACAAAAGAGAAAGTTCAGGGATGGATAAAAAGTAGTGTAAAATCCATGTTGGCAGAAGAGGATGGTGCAGTATATTTTTATGATATTAAGGGTGGAGTATCGCTTATGCTTGCATGGATAGACGGTGAGACCGAATCAGAAAACAAATTTTGTCACAGGAAATATACCATCGAAGTATCTGTCCGCAAAACAGGTTCGTCCTCTTTCGCGGAAGAATGGACCTACATCGGAGAAGGAACCACCCTACAGAACTCCGATGAGAACGATTGCTTTGCAACCGTTGCCGATTGTCTTATCAATATGGTCGCTCTCTATCTTAAACCAGAAATTTATTATATGCTGCCCAATAACGAACAGATCGAATTGCTCTCCGAGATGCAAAAGGCAAACTTTTATTTCAACGATTTTGACGAACCTGTCGCAGACCTTCGGCAAGCCTATCAGGAAACGAAGAATGAAGACGAACTAAAGGTCATTATACAACGTATAGAGGCACAATGTCTTGCTTTCGCAGAATTTCTCGGAACTCAAAGCGAAGAGATGCAATCGATGATTAATATTGATGATTTGTCTCTTGGCATAAAGGAAGCTCTATTAAAGGATTTAAGCTAAAAACGATTATGGCAAATTACACATTTGATATTTTCAAGTACAAGTTAGTGACTGAAAATGGAGTAACAGTTAAGAGCTTGACAGAGAAATGCAAACCGCTGACAGTGGAATCGACCAATTACATTGCAGCTACTTTCAAGGTAGAGAAAAAATACCCATCGGACAGATATGCACATAAACTTATCGATACCGATGCGGAAATATGTCCTGCCGACACATCCGTGTTTTAGCATAAAAACCGAATTGAAAGGAGAAAAGTAATGAGAAACAAAGAAATATACTCGCATGAGAACTACAGGAATATACTCAAAGAAGCACGGATATGGGAAGGAACCAATGACAGTTTTTTCTGCACCGGTTGCAGGCGCTATGTTCCTAAGAAGGAAGCTGGAGAACCCTGTCTCTTTTGCGGCAGCACGCATTGGAACATAAAAAATCCTCTCATTCAAAATATTATAAATATTGATGTTTTGACTCAATACATGTATGAAACCTTTCGGCATTGCATCGAACCGTTTGTAGCATTTGACAGGCTGGAATGGAAAAACGGAAACATTTTCTACAAGAGAGATGATACAAAACATCTGATAAATGATGATGAAGATCACTTCTTGAAAGAAATAGAAATGTGGTGTGTGTTCCATTGTATTACAGACTGTTTTCTGAGCATATGCGTCCGCTGGACAACAATTTAGATAAACTCTAACGGCAAGCCCATCGAGCTAACTTTTCTGAGATTCTTTACTTTTAGTTCTCCGGATGAAGTTTCAGATGAATACAACGACGATAAAGACGATGAGTTCTACTTTAATTTGTGTTACAACGAACTATTCAAGACCATAGGGTGTAAAGTCACCAAAGTAGATTTCAAAGCTTTGGGCGGGGATAATAAAGAGTTTGACGTTACTGCGCCTGTTTATGTTTGTTCTGATAGAATGATTCTTTCTTATGACAAGTTGCTGGCTGGCTTGTCTACTGATAACCTCCTGAATCACGGTTTGACAAATCTATGCATGGCTCTCTGATTTTGCCCTGATTCCTAACCATTGGGGATACGATGACTAAAATAACCAATAAAAAACTAATTAGAAACATTATGAATATAACAAAAACAATGGCCGAACAGGCTGCCATCAAGATGGTAGAACCAATCACTAAAAAGATAGAAGAACTAAGAGGCCAATTGAACCAGATTGCGTACGAAGCAATCATACCCACTATTCCTCAGGATGTACTCGATTGCTTCAAAAAGTGTCAAAGCTATTTTATGGCCCCTTACTATGTTTATGTATGTCATGGAAACTGGAAAATGCTGGTGCAAGGCTTGCCACTTTTTCCGGGGACTAAATCACTGTATCCCGATATTCAAATTGGCATTGAGGATATGGAACGCCTTAGAAAACTAGAAACTGAGATAAAAGAAATTAAAGAAGAGAAAGAGAAGACAATTCAATCAATTGTTGCAACTCTCATGTCTTTAAGAACAATAAAGAGGGTGAAAGAAGGCTTCCCTGAAGCATACAAGCATATGGAAGAATATAGTGAAGAAAAATGTACTGCTATTGCGCTTCCAATAAAAGACATTCTGTTTTCACTAAACAAATATGCACTCACAGCAAACTGATAACATTATGAAAGTATCTTATCACACCTATCATTCATTTAAGGGTAAAGATGGGAATGAATGTTCCATGGCATCTCAACTCTACATGACTGGTATTTACGTTATATACAACAACAATTCTGCACTTCAAGGCAGTTCAACTCCACAAAAAAATCCGGAAGTTACAGAACAAGTTGAGAAAGGATGAGCAGGTAGGACTTATCTCAGACCTTCATTTTGGACGTGAAATTATGGTATCTAATGATGGAGGATCTTGGAAAGAAGTTGTTGATCCCAAAACTATTTTCGTAGAACAAGGGAAGACCTATGATTGCAAGAGCAGCGTTACAGGAAACATCTATCATTTCACTATCATCGACCTGCAAGTAAGCGATGAAAGGCAGGATTGCTATCTAACTTTTACATCCGAACCTAAATGTGAGGAGCTATCTATGCTAAAAAACGGTGACAATACTTTCAAGTCGAATGTATTCTCTTTTCAAGATACTATTATTCCAATATTGTAAATTATGCCACAAGAACAATCTTATAAAAAGCTATTATCTTTAACAGAGGAACTGGAGATAAAGCAAAAGAATTTCATCATTGAAACCGTGAGAAGTCACGGCGGAATTATCACCTTCAAACCAAAACTGGAGGATGGCGAGGATAACGATACAGACCAAGATTTATATCCGATAACTGCAATCTTCTACGATGGGCACGAAAGTTACCCTAATGTAAGTATTACAGCCATTCACATATTGGACCGTCCAGAAATAGAAGATGTTGATATTTATGTGGATGGGATTAATCAGGATACTTGTGAAAAACAAGAAAACTTTAGTGTATGTCCTGTCGATTATGCTAATGTAGTGTCCTTTATTGGAAAAGTATTAGATTTAGACAAATAACAACAAAAATAGCCTATGAATTTTGCATCAGCCATGTTACTCACTCAAATTGAGCAACTGGAAAAAACAATAAAAGATATTTCGCCTGAGCAGCGACATATTATAGAGGAGATGAAACAGGGCATTACAGAACAGGGAAAATACTTTCCTGTTGACGCCCTGACTGTAAAGTCGATGCGTGAGCATGGTTACGATGTCACTGAAGAAGATTCCGGTGAGATTGAACGCATTGCAGACAAAATCGTCATAAATGAAGATGAACTTTGGGGAGCAGTTGAAATATATGCAAATGAGCGTATTAAGCAAATTACTGATGATTCTGAAGAAGAAAGTGAGGATTAATAAGGAGCTTAGCTTTCAGTTGCCAATCGATTGGTCCCTAATCAATAAGAGAAATGGTAATTGGGAGTTACGGAATCTTCCCCGATAGTCAGAATTTAAAGAGAATTAAAAATCAAGGAAAAGTTAGGAACGTATGAATCAGACAATAAAAAACAAGATGCAGTCACTCACGGTTTTCGTCGAAGATGGAAATGGCGAAACCTATATGACAAGTATAGAGGATGTGAACCAGGTAACTGTCATAGCTACTATGCTTTCTTCCCTGAAAGCTCCCGTTCCCGTGGGTTCCATATCAGCCATAGATATAAAGAAGCGTGTCATGGGGACATGTAAAGGTTGTAGGTTCCTGGATAAGAAAAATATGCTTTGCCGTGTTCCTACGATAAAAGGCAATTTTGCATTATGCTCAGAGAGTAACATCAGATGTTACCAATATCGAACTGAATAGGTATAATTGATAAAAAACAAAAACATGGACTATGTACTATCAGACGAAGAACTTCGTCAGACAATGCCTCGAAATGAGCATGATAAGGTATGCAAGGAATATTAACAGCAGATTACATCCTTGAAAACGACTGCGGATGAGCTTCAAACTCAGTATATCCTCCAATCCGGAAAATTCGACAAGCACTCCGAGACTGGAGAATTGGCATCACTTCTGGAAAGTATGCAGAAAAATGCCAAAAGGCTTTTACTCTCCCTCGTGGATAAACAAGGAGGAGATATCAATGATGTGGACAGATCTATATACTATCGTGACAGCAAAGGAGAGATTTGTGAAGCATTGATGGAGTGTATCGTAAGCTGCGGAGTTATCACCATAGAAGGTGGAGAAAAAACTCATATTGACAAGTTATTGCCAGATATTTTGTATGGACTGCTCAATATGCTATATGATGATTTTTCTCAAGAACCGGAAACCAATCAATAACTATACATCATGAAATATCTGCTAACTGAAGAAGAATATAAAGCACGGATTCAGATTAATCTGCACAGGAAAATCTGTCATGGATATCAGAAAAAAATAGATGCACTTAATTCTGTAATTGTCTTGACTCGTATTAAAATCAAACTGAAAGATGAAAACGAGAAAGACAATTTAGACTTGAAAGATGTCAATTTCCTATATGGATATATACGTAACAAGGCTATAGACTACATATTCTCCCTTGCAAAAAAGTATGAAAAGGAAATAAGCGCTCAGAAGTACGGGGCACTTAATTTCACTTTCGATTACGATGCAGACTGGGCCGGGATTATGCAGTGTGAGTTAGGGAGTATTGATTCACAGGAACGAACCATTCTGGATGATAACGACAATAAGATTGAACTGATAACCCTTACTACGGAATCTATCATCAATTTTGCAGTATATCTCGAAAAATATTGTAAGGCGGCATGATCAAGCCTGATATCATTTTAAAGTTGGAAGAACATGCCTCATATAAGTGCGATAAAGGTTGCATTTATAATCATCCAGCAGGAACTTTCATTATTAAGTACCTGATAACTAAGGATAGAGAAGTATCACATACTATACAATTTAAGATGGAAAATTCTTTATTATGGACTCTGGGTGATATTAATGATTTTCTCAGTATATACCATACTGATATTCGTGTTGATATGCTTAGTGAAAGGCGATACGGAGAACCTAAACTATCTAAACCTGTTGAAATCAAAGATATCTGTCAAGCTTTCAGTATACCTTATGTATATGGGAGACAGAACAATGTAAAAGCCTCCAATCTGATTTATATAAAAGGAGATGATATCTTTATGAAGATTCGTGACTATAATAGCCAAGTATTCCGTCCTCATCCGGAGTTTAGGAACGCACCTCTTAGCGTTATAGTAGAGCGATATTTCCCAGAGAAATCTGTTCGGCAGAAGTTTATCTATAATGATTGTTGGGGCAGCGTTGTTCTCCGTGGAGAAGCATGGATGTGTTTTAGGCATATAGTTCCTCTCATTAAGAAAGCGGATCTGCTCGTTAGTCTAAACGTCTTAATCAATTTAAGTAGAGAGTTTCCATACTTAGATAGTAGAGAATGGAATTTTTGTTGTGAAAACTTAATCAATCAAATTAAAAACGAATGTTTACCGACAAAAGAACTTTAAACAAGATACATGCTATCCTTGATGCAAGTGTATCTCATGCCACAATGCGACTACAGGATTTGATTCCGGTATTTATGGAGGTTCTTTGTGATACTCCTGAATATTTACAGTTTATGAACTCTGTACCAGCGTATGCGTCTGATGATAAAGCATCGGACTGGTGGAATAGCGAAGAGGCGATTATGTTGCTGGAATCGCTGTTTGATACCCTGGACTCATACGCTCCCGATGGATATAGCTTCTGCTCTCATCCAGGAGATGGTTCTGATTATGGATACTGGAAATTCACTGAAAACTAAATTAAAAAGAAATTATATGGCCGCAATCGACAAGCTGTATTGCTATTCAAAGAAAGATTTTATCATTTTCTATCAATGGTGTATTAAGTTTGACCATATGTGCCAAAAGGAGACGCAGAAGTCAATAATGGACTTCTTGTATACGGATTTGGAACATTATGATACTACTTTCTCCAGTTACGTTTTTGGGGTGCCTGTAGCCAATTTTCCAAACAGCATAGATATGTGGCTATTAAGGCATTGTCCGGTAGAGTGGGTGAGAAGTCGGCTGAGAGAACAACACTCATCATATCGGCTGAAACCTAGAGATATTGCACTATATCTTGATTGTGGTAAAGCCTAAAGAGAGATGCCATATTGAATGTTATAATTCATACTATGACTTTGTTTATGTCCGGACTATCAGGTTCGGACATTTTTTTGTACTAACACTAAAACATTAATACTTATACAATATGGATAAATTTAGTCCCAGTAAAGTAAAACGAACCCTTGGAATAAGTTACCTGGGGTGCTGTGATTCTTCTCCGAAACTTGTCAAGAGTTTAACGCATAAGAATGTGTTAACCTATGGTTTGTATCTCGCCCCAAGAGACCTTAGTGGGCATAATGTTTGCTCCAATTCTGATAATTGCTGTAAGTACTGCCTGAATGGTTCGGGTAGAAATAAGATTGAACTGCTGACATATAAAGAGGGCGGTCCCATACAGCAATCCCGTATCAAAAAAACGAAGCTGTTTTTTGAGGATAAAGACACGTTTATGCAACTTCTTATTCATGAAATCAGGCAAGCTAAAAGGAAAGCGGATGCTGCCAATATGAAATTTGCAGTCCGGTTGAATTGTACTTCTGATATTTCACCGGAAAAATTTACCCTGATGGGGGTAAATATTCTCCAGTTCTGTGAGAGCATACAGTTCTACGACTATACGAAGGTTTATGAACATACAAAACTCTCAGAAAAATATAGCAACTATGATGTCACCTACTCATACAGTGGTGAAAATTGGGAAATTTGTGAAGAACTGCTGAAGAAAGGTTATCGTGTGGCAGTCGTTTTTGAGAATGTTCTTCCGGAAGAATTTCGGGGATATCCAGTCATTGATGCTAATCAATATGATGCCCGGTTTCTTGATGAAGGCGGCTTGATTTGTGGGCTAACCTATAAGAAAGTAGCCAATGATTATGTGAATGGTAAATACCAACGGCCTGAAACAACATTTGTTACTCGACAAGAAGAAGCTGTAAGTAGCTGTGAGGCCAAATAGGAGATGTTCTAAATCTTTGAACTGACATCAATATCATCAGCTCAAAGATTTAGGAACGGGCATGAATATTATTTTTCCAGCTTTCTTTTTCGATATCCGTTAGGGGTTTCGCCAACAATCCTGTAAAAGGCAGCGTAGAAAGATTGACGATTAGAAAATCCTACCATTGCACTGATTTCTTCTACGTTCTTGTCTTTATAGCGTTTGTCTGTCATGAGATGCAAAGCTTCTTTGATACGATATTCATTCAGTACACATGAGTAATTCATACCGAAACGTGAGTTTATTACACCAGACAAATAGCGCGTGTTTGTGTGTAACTCTTTGGCTAACTCTTTTGCAGAGTAATCGGGGTCTTTGTACTTCTTTTGTACGACAATGATATTTAATATCTTATCGTATAGTTCATCGGCGAGTTCAGGGCGGATCATGTTTCTGTACTCTGCCTTTTTCTCTTTTTTCTCTCTCAGATTATAAGGGAGCTTTTTAGTGATTTTCTCATTTTCTTCCATAATTCTATTTTTTAAGGGTTGAATGTTCTGCTTCGTGATGATAAAAAAGCGCACCCTATTCAATGTAGTCTACTTGAGGTGCTGCAAACAACCCGGATACACTATCACTGAACGGGTGCGCATATCGTAGTTTTGAGAACATACGAATGGCCGTTCAGTTTATGTGTATCCATTTTAAAAATTGCAGCTTTCAAGTAGACACTAAACTGAATAAAGTAACTCACGTCGAGTCATGGTGCAAATATAAGAAAAAGACTATACATTATCCCAAAAGCAACGAATGATTTCAATCAATAAAATAGAAATAAAGATATTCGAAGAACTTTAAAAAGATATACACGTTTCCTGTTTAGGTTTTGAAGTATAAAAAGTATGAAGCTAATAATAAAGAAATGAGGTAAATCGAGCCTTAAAGTCGGTATTTGTTCTTTGACGTATTGGACTTACCACTTAAATATTAAAGTTTGGTATTACTTAAACTTTCCTGCATTAAAAGTTTAGTATTGCTTAAACTTTATATATATTTGTAACATCAAAATAAAGCAAATAGTAACAGTTAAAAAGTATGATTATGGATTCTAAAATTGAAATTATTTACAAGAATGCAGATATCAAAGTTGCCAATGGTCGAGAAAGGGTATTGAATCAATGCAAAAAAATATTTTGGAATGAAGCACCGGAAGATTGGGAAAAATTTGACGGTGAGTTTACGGTAAAATATAAGCAATCTATCGGTGTTCACGATTGTGCCATTATCGTGTTTCATTCCGCTAATTCTAAATGGAAGGAGATAATTACAAGAGAATTACGTTTAGATAAATCAGTATATTCTATCAACGAAATCGCATGATAAGAGAGGTGATAATAGAGGCAATGAAAATCCGTAAGATTAAATCAAAAGACCTTGCGGAATTAATAGGAGTAGCTAAAAGCTCAATGTCTCTTTTTTTTAATGGAAAAATGAATTTGGGACAAGAAAAAATAGAAATGATGTTGAAGTTCCTAAATATCGATCTTGTGATTAGATAGTATTTATATTTTAATTGTACCTTATGGAATCAGAATATTGATTTTATATAGCTAGTTTATAGGCGGTAAGTTCAAGACTTCACCGCTTTTTTTGTGTCCGAGCAGTTAAGTTCGGACATTTTTTTTTGACTAATAACAAGAATATGAATACACAACATTTAGCCCGTTCTCTTCGAGAACTTGTTACAAAGATGGAGCATGATAAGCGTATGGTGCGACGGGGTATCCCTTATATACATCTTCCAACAGTACCACGTTGGAGCCTTTCCCTCGTGATTTGTGAAACGATTGTCTTGCCTATTGTGAATGAATTATGCCGAGATACTGGGCAAATCATTACGTTCCAGTATGGGACTACCACCGGATTTTTCTATCTGATGCTCAAGTCTCGGAAATTTGCTATCCTTTATATTCCCAATCCTGCATCGGGACAGATATACATTAAGTTCCTGAATGAAAAGGGAGCTCAATGTATGCCTTCAAGACTTCTCAATGATGCTGACCAAATTACAGATTATTTGAACATCTTTAATAGACTAATATGATAAAGACCATTTACCGGTTGCCCGTTTATTGGGCATCTCCACTCATTAGTGATGACTATTCTGGTATTAATGACATGGAGAAGGCCGAAATTAGAAAGTTTTTGGAGAAAGTAGAAGGCAGTCCTGTTAGTGTTGATTTCACGACGGAAGGCTTTTACCATTATAACGATGCCGGGACATTGGCCGGCAATTGTGCAGATTTTCTATTCATTAAAGATTAACACTCAATATTATGGATACTATTAGGAAAAATGAAGAAAATTATTTCATAACATCAGACCGTCAGGAGCGGTTGAAAATATTATCACTTGAGGATTTTGCCTTGTTTGTGAAGCAGTTCCGGATAGGCGACAGCGTTAACGTTTATCTGAACATCGATAGGGAAAACAAAACTGCCAGTGAGTATATCGGAGTCAAGCTAACCACTTGGAATGAAGAAACTTTCTATCAGCTGGGTGGCTATAACTATGGAATCTGTACGATACAAGGACTGAATGAACCGGATTTTGACAAAGAGTTCGTATCGAATGTGAAGAAGGCTATCACTTACTTTGTGAATACCGAAACAGTCGGCGTCATGCTTAATCCGGGAGATAGCTGGAAGGAAGTCTGGGTGCATGATGAACTGGTTGCCAGCTTTGAAAAAGAGAATACTTATGTTGCTTTCGAACATGAGGACATTGATAAAATTGAAGCATACCTTTTAAAACACAACTGCTGCCTGATACCCATTACTGACATCAACGGTAACCAGAACAGTTCGCAAGAAATATGTGATGTATTCCGTGAGGAGCATCCTTGCATTTTGTGCGACCGCATTTCGCTGAAAGGTATCCGCCCGGCATTGGACAAACCAGTCATTGCTACCGGACATACTAGCGAAGAGTATCAATTGGAAAAACTTCGCAAAAAGCTGATATGTATAATCTCCAGAGTTGTTGAGAAGAATGAAATGTGTATTGGCACTTTTTATAAGAACATCGGCAAGCACCATTGTCAGGACAATATTGAGGAAGAATATGACAATGGAATCATAGTAAATCTCCGGAGCTGTGATTTTTCTACTTATGGTGGATACAATGCCGCTCATGTCTATGACCTTTATAAAGATACTGTCACCTTTCAGCTAATGTGTTCGCTCAATGGTGAGAGTGGTGATGATTACGACATGCCTATTGAGACAGTATGTCTGGAAGGTTTGCTCGAAATTGTTAAGTGGCTCAAGAAATTTGGCTTTTTGTCCGCCAGTGAGTTCGAGCCAATGGCCCCGATACTTTATTGTGCGGAATGTGGCTCGTCGAATGTAGAAACCCAGGCATGGGTAAAGCCTAATATTGGTAATGATTTTGTTGATGATGTCGGCGACCAAAAAGACAGTGGGAATAACTGGTGTCATGTTTGTGATAATTACACTCGGTTATGGAGTCATGAAGATTTGTTTGCAGAAATGAAAGGTTGGTTTGTTCATCTTACCAGCGCAGTTCTTGAAGAAATAACAGGTAACAAATTCGCTGGCAATTATGATGAATTTCGTCTGGTTTGCATGAAATACTGGGAGACTTTACCCGAAGAGCAGCAGATTGCTTTGTGGAATACTCGTAACAAAGATGAATAATAACCATTAGAGCCGATTACTGCACAATTGGTAATGAGGATTGAAATGTAATATCTTCATTCTCTTGGTTTGGTTTTCTGTTTATTTTCATACATTTGCAAGAAATGTATTATAATTAAATGTTTGCATGGAAGAAAATATAGAGATGGAATCTGATAATAAGGATCGTTGTGGTGATTTAATAATTGGTTCTTTTGACTGTGTTGGTGATGATATTTCGATTATTAATCATATTCATTCGATTCATTCCAAAGTATGTCAAGATGAGTGTAGGCGATTGTGCTCGGAAATCATATATAATGGCATTGATGATGCTAATGACTCTTGGATGTGGATCACTGGAAATACATATTTTAAAAATGCTCTTTTGTTTGATAATCAAGAGGACGTGGACTCTTTTAATAATTTAAGTAATGAGAGTTATACTGCCTATCTTAAGACCGATTGTTCAATTCATCATAAATGCAAGAAATGCGGAGGTGATGTGTTCTATTTTAATCCGGATAAAGAAAGAGAATATATCTTCAGCCTGGTGTGTGAAAATTGTGAGGAAGAAATATATGGAAAGGAAGCATTTAGAATAATGAAGAAGAAGAATGTGTTAAAGGTGGCTCAAGATTGGTTGGATTGATACGGCCACATAAAACTAATTAGATTCTACAGATACAGAGATATAATATTTTTTGTCTCTCAAACTTGTAAGCTCGCTTATTGTTCACTCGATGAATAAGCGGGCTTTTTTAGTTCGCCCAGCATGGGTATATTCTAATGGGTGCAAGTCCCTAACACGCCCTGATAGTGGGAAGTGTTTAGCCAACGCCAAGGGTGTCCATCGTGAGTTGGAATCTGAAGGAAGGTAGCGGCAAACATCTGGCCTGACGTACAGAAACCGGATATAAGGCTAAAGGATGTGGGTTAGTCTGCTAAACAAGACAAAGCCTTATAACTATCCGGAAACATCCAAAGTAAATCCGGCAGGTATAAGATGGAAAGAATGTATTCTTAACTGGGGAGGTCTCACAGACGTGCAGATGTTTTTTTTTTTTAGAAGCACGGAGTAAAGCTTGCTGTGAGAAGTCAGCAGACGACATAGTACCCGAAAAAAAAATCGGCATTCGGGGAAGGTCTGAACTTTATTTAAGCGAGTAGTCAATGAATGTTACCAAATAAAGGAACGAATGCAGAAAATATCAACATTGAGTGATAACTGCCGGCAAAAGGATAGGACGGAATCCGAAAGCTATGCCGGAGTGCAGACCTTTATTGGGATAACTGAAAACCACCTCGTGGAAGCGCAATTTACCAAAGATGCTTTATTGGAACGTATTGTGTCGCCCGCAAACATGAACCGCGCCTACAAGCAGGTCGTGGCCAACGGTAGCTGTGGAGGTGTCGATAAGATGGAAACGGAAGATTTACTTCCTTACCTGAAACTCCATAAAGACGAACTGATAAACTCTTTGTTGGACGGTAGCTATCGTCCCAATCCCGTCCGGCGGGTTGAAATTCCCAAGGATGGAGGTAAGAAACGTCAATTAGGTATTCCTACCGTTATTGACCGTCTTATTCAACAATCCATCAGCCAGGTGCTTAGTCCGCTTTACGAACGCCAGTTCAGTGACAACAGCTTTGGCTTCCGCCCTAAACGCAGTGCTCACCAAGCCTTGCGGCGCGCCCAATCTCATATCAATAGTGGTCATAAATACTGTGTTGACTTGGACTTAGAAAAGTTCTTCGACACAGTTAATCATAGCAAGTTGATAGAGATTTTGTCACGCACCGTGAAGGATGGTCGTGTTATCTCCCTCGTCCATAAATACCTCCTCTCGGGGGCAATGGTAGATGGTCACTACGAGAGCCGTGTTCAGGGAACTGTCCAAGGAGGACCTTTAAGCCCCTTGCTGAGCAATGTTATGCTCCATGAATTGGATACAGAGTTGGAATCCCGTGGGCACAAGTTTGTGCGTTATGCGGACGACTGTATGATTTTCTGTAAGAGTAAACGTTCTGCCCTGCGTGTAAAGAAGAGCATAAGCGCTTTTATTGAGAAAGATCTTTTCCTAAAGGTAAATCAAGATAAAACCAGCGTTGGTTATGTTCGTGGCATGAAGTTTCTGGGTTATTCTTTTTATGTAAAGAATGGCGAATGTCGCTTATCTGTCCATCCCAAAAGTTACCTTAAACTGAAAGTTCGCTTGAAAGAACTGACCGGAAGAAGTAATGGTATGGGGTATGAGCAGCGCAAATCAAAGCTTCATCTGTTTATACGTAGCTGGATTGAATACTTTCAGTTGGCAGATATGCAGAGTTATCTGAAACGTATAGATGAATGGCTTCGTCGTAGGATACGCATGTGTATATGGAAATACTGGAAGAAGGTCAAAACTCGGTTTGCCAATTTGCAGAAGTGTGGCATCAGTAAGTTCTATGCCTGGCAACATGCCAATACTCGCTTAGGGTATTGGTGTATAGCTGGGAGCAGAATCCTAACTTCTGCCATGGATAATGACAAATTGAAACTAGTGGGGTACCCTACCTTGATGGAGTATTACAGTAAATTGCATCGTAAGTAAAGAACCGCCACGTGCCGAACGGCATGCGTGGTGGTGTGAGAGGTCGGAAAGCGAAAGTAGGAAGAAAACTACTTCGTTTTCCTCCTACTCGATTGCCTGTTTGTTACCATCTAATAATCAAAAATATGAATCAACAAGTGAAAGAACAGCTTTCGGCTATTAAGAAAACGTACCGAAAGGAAATAAAAGAAGCGGATGCTAACCCTCAAAAGTGGTACGAGCTATTTATTATCAATGATAAGGGGAATATGACGTTGGGACGTGAGCCGGTGTTCAAAGACATTTCCAGACATATTCCTCCGATGAGGGGAACCATGAAAGTGAATAATCTTCATATTGACATTTGGGAAGATGATGGTATTGCCCCACTTCCGATACTTGAACTGGATATTAAAGAGGAAGATTATCAACTTGAAGGGCTTGATACTTACGGCAACAAAGTCTTTACATGGTTGGAAAACAACAGGGATGATAATGCGGCGTGTGAGAATATCATCCGCCAATGTGTCAGGGCGTTCAAACGCTCTTGCAGCGAAGGGACATGGATAGATGAAGTCATGCCGGAAGAGGTTTGGAAGCGTTGCCAGGCGGAAGCCAAGTTCTACGGTACTAACTTCCAATGGTTGACCGAGTATCTGAGCGAAACACTTAAGAAGCCGACGTTTGATGTTGTAGATCTGATTTTTGCTTCTTTGAAAAAGAGTATGAGTAGTGAACTGCACGACTCTTGCCTGGAAGAAGTTTCCAACTCTAAAAGGAAATCGGAATTCTTGTCGGACATACTGGGTTGGGATAAGAACTGGACTCCTACGGAAGAGGAAGCGGTTGAGTATTTCCGTGAATTCTACGCTAAACTCGTTTAACTCATTAATAAATATAGGATAATATGAATGATTCAATGCCCATGAATAAAACATTGCTTAATCTGTGTGTCTTCCTACAAGACACGAAGCGGCAAGCTATCAGCGAAGGGATATTGATTGGTAATAATAACATCGATTGGTATAATGCTGTAAAGAAAGCATACTTTGGACTCGAAAAGAAGATTTTTGAGAAAGCCGGGATTAAGCAAAATCTCATGAATCTGGAGGCTCTTCTGTACTACCAACTTCCGGAAGGAATCCGGAGCACTGAATATGATCAGTTGCATAAGTTTTCTTTTAATACTAAAGGTTTCAGTAGATACCAGGTTTTAAAATCCTTTGTTCAGGGGGAAGTGATTAAGCTCTCTGTAGATGGAGTGAAGTGTGAGTACACTTTCGTCAGAGTATCCAATACCCATCTGTTTGTTTCTTCAGCCGAGGGCAAAGAGGAAGAAATAGATTTGGGTAGAATCTCAAGTATCACGTTATAAATATAATAAGTTTATGATGAAAACATTTAAAGACTTGAATATGGGTGACAGCCTGTATTTTATTGACGGTGATTTTGACATTAGAAGTGCCAAAATAGATGGCATCCGCAATTTTGACCTTTCAAATCAGAAATTAGAACTATTCAGGGTAGGGAAGAAGGAGCCTTTTATTGTCAGGGCTCACGATACCAAAGCAAACTTTACAATAAAGGACGCGAAGGATAACCCGGTTGAATTAACATGTTACTCTTGTTTTGAAGCTGTAAACGAGGCGAGATGCCAGCTCCGTGATTCTTATTTAGACAAACAGTTCTGTATTGCCAGACAGGCATTTAACCGTATCAAGAAAGTAGCTGTTAATGATGACCGCCTTAAAAAACGAATCTTTGACTTCTTCACTATGGACGACGGACATCAGGATTGATATGATGTGAAAGTTCATGCAAATGTAAGCTAACCAAAATCTAAGTTACCTCATCACATAACCAAACAATACCTAACAAACTTATGATAAAAGAAAAGCAAATCAAGATACTTGAAACTCATTACAAAAACTGCCTTGCATATTGGAAACTGCATGGTGAAAATGAAATTGTGGCAATGGGATATGCCCTGAATGATGTCCGGCGTGTCCGGAATAATCTGTTTTCTCTCAGAAGGGAGCCGATGGATGCTGATATAGTGCAGGAAGTAGTTGATAAATATCGCACGCAATTGGATAGAGTGATAGAGAAATCTCATCTCGGCAAGCTGGAGAACGAGGACGACGATCATATTCGCCGATGTGACCATTGTGGTAAACCCATGAAGAAAGGCTACTATTGGGGTGGCGAGTATTATTGCTCAAAGAAGTGTCTTGATGTTCACTATACCCAGGATGAACAGGACATGAATATGTTTTTGCTTAATGAGGGCGAAAAACTGTCTGACCTTTCGGAAAAAGAGAAAGAGGCACGGTTTGATAAGAATGATGAGTGTTACTATACGGAGTGGGATTCTGTCTACAACGATTAGGTATCAATAAAGAGCATTTGTGATAAAACGTAGCCTGAGATTATAAATCAGAGTGACATTATAAAAAGATTGAAGTATGATAAAAGCAACAGTAATATGTGGCGGTTCAGCCGTCTACAGATATGATGAGACTGGCAAAGTCCCTTCAAGAAAGTTTCTCAATGACCATGGCGGTGTAGTCGATGTAAAAACATTCAATACACCGGGAGAGTACGATGCTTATTCAATGGGACTTGCCGATGCTGACGGGTGGGAAGAAACGGCACTGACAGACAAAGAGTTTACTACGAAAAAAGACAAATCAACGGACTGTAAGTTGTGTAATACATGGCGGGATATTTTTCGTGATCGTAGCCGTGACGTATACTGCCCTGATTGTGGGAAGTTGATTATTCATCCGGATGATGCTAACCAAGTTGCCAGTGACACAGCTTTATAAAGAAGTTGCTAACATAGAAAGAGAAATCAAAGTAAGAAACCAAAGACTAAAATAATGCCTATGGAAACATATCAAGTCGTTATTCGTGAATATCTCGAAAAGAAAGTAGAGATTGAAGCTGAGACACCTTCACTTGCAGTTTGTGCAGTAGAAGAAAAGTACAATAATGCTGAGGTCGTTCTGTCTGCCGATAATCATTCCGGAACGGATATAGCACTTTCGGTAGGGGATAAGCTATGTGGGAAGTATCTTAAAAAAACGTTGTTTCGTTCGTTTGTCGATGACAAATTAAAGCAAATGATTCCTGAAATTGAATATGAAGAGAAAATGCGTCTGGCTTTTGGTAGTCCGGACAATGCTATGTTCGAATTTGAAAATCATTGCAAACAGCCCCAAGCAACTATTCCTTTGAAAACTAAAACGAAATAACAATGAGAAATTCAGAACCGATTGAATATAAAGGTATTAAATATCCCGGTGCATACATTGACCTGGGAAGCTCTATTGGTTACAGGCAAATCTCCGTCCAGTCTTTAGCCGATGAGCTGGCGAAAGACGGTCTTCACGAAGAAGAGCCGCCAGAGGCAGTAACTGCAACTGATGACCAGATAGCTTACTACGTCACCGATGAAGAATTCCTTTTCCCCGTCGATGAAGTCAGGAAGATAGTCCGGAAAGCATACGGTGAAGAGGAACCGCCGTCTGTCTACACGCAGAAGACAATCCGCGAGATGAAAAAAGGGGAACTCTTCCGTTTCAAAGAATCGGATACCGCCCCGGTTTGGGTACGTGGCGATTATGTTCCCGAAGCTAAAAAGTTCAGTACCTATAAATATGATGACGTGAACCATGAGCATCTTTTCAAAGGGGATACCAAGGGCTTTATTGGTTTTACTTTTTGATACTTATAGGTGGGGGGAAGACACACGGATGTCCCCCAGTGTGACATACGGATGTCCCCCGGTACGACACACGGATGTGTCCGGGCATGACATCCCTGTGTCTCCAGTTACCTCACAGGTGTGAACCAGTCTACCTCGCATATGCGAGCCAACTTACCTCACATATGTGAGTTGGGTTACTTCGCATATGCGAGTCGGCCTGCCTTACACATGTGTCATGCCGGTCTTCTCAAGTGCTTGCAAAAAACTGGCACAAAGGTACATGTGCGGATCATCTACAAATGCAATCCGGAGACTGAAACAGTACTCCGAAAAAAATATTGTTGAATCTATTAATAACGATACGATGCGAAAGAAAAAGCATAATAAAAAATACATTGCTGAAGCGGAAAAGAGAATCACTGCCATTCTAAACGACCGGGAGGAATTTGACGACTGGACACAATTCTGCTTCTCCATGCAAGATGCCGTTCAGGCAGCAGCAACCGTTTGGGGGCGTAGCACCGACGTAGATATTGATAAGTTAAATGCTTTCATTCAGGAGATGACTCTGAAAGAAATCCAGAATGTAAGCCAGTTTGATATAACATTTAAAAGAAAGGAAAATTAATCATTTTAGCTAATAACTAAGAATATGAATGAAATTGATGATATTAAAAAAGGAGTAAAAAAAGTGTCCGAGTCTTTATCTCATTTCATGGAAACGGGACATCTTGCTGATAATATCAGCCATTTAACCACAAGTGCAAGTACCCTTAGAATACTTGCCAAAAAACTTGATGAAATAAGGAACAAGAATCATCCATAGCAAGAAAGAAAGGAGGCAATATATTGGGCATAGCATGTGTACAAGATATTTACAGATGCGATATTTGCAAATCTGCATCTGATGAATATGGTAGAGGGTGCAAGCATGGAATGTTTTTTCCGTTATTGCTCGCTATGACAAATAGCCGTAAATGCGAGCATTATGAGTTTGACCCAGAAAAAGCAGAACTCCACTTGCAGAGAAAAGATAACGATTGGGCAGTAAAACATTTGGAGAAATAGATACGAATATGACACAGGAAGAAGCAATCAAAGAAATCAGTGAATGGGCAAATTCTTCTCACGCTCATTTATGTAATCGGGAAGGGTTTCCAATGGGCTATAAAGCTGGCATAGCGCAAGCAAAAACGATTGTCCTCGGAATCCTTTCAAAAATTGATGTTAAACAAATAGAACAATGGGAAAAAACTTCAAGAGAACTCCAGAAACCATAGAGTTGAATGAGAAATTGGAAATCGTAAAGATTGACCATGATTACAAGTTCAGGAAGAGTGAGCGTGTAGGGATATCTACTTCCGGACACTGCTTCTACATCGAAGGCAAAGGATATGTGGCATTTGAAGAAGACAGTGTACCCTATACTCCAAGCGGTGGAATCAATTCACTGCAAAGTATCTTGGATGAAGGTGGGTTTCTGTATTACGATTGTCTGAAATTTATAACTCCGATTCATAATCTTGGAGTTCAAAGAGTTCCTAAACAGATATGGACTTAACCATAAAACAACCATGAGTTATAAAAAGCAATTAGAGAAACTTGAAGGCTATTTTGAAAAAAAGATAAGCGTTCGACCATGTTACGCAGAAAAAGCATGAAGAAAGCACGAAACAAATGGATACGCCGTTCGAAATTGCCCAACGCTGACAAGATATACAAAGGGTGGGAATATTAATTCTCTCTTATAGGTATCGTTAAGGGCGTCCATATCCTGTATTCCGGGCGTTGTTCTAAGTTAGAATACTTTAATTATAAAACGTGATAATATGAAAGTCTTAAAAATTAAAGGAAGCATGGTCGTTGGTGATGGTATGTTTTCCAATGGCAGAAAGGTGAACCTTTCCGGCATAATAGCCGTGAAAAGTTCCCAATACCAAAAGGACTCCAACCAGATAACCAAATACCATCCGGTTTATCTGAGCTGCGTTTATTTCGACATAAACAACCAATTATATGTTCATCTGCCGAAATGTACCATTGTTGAAGCAGAAGAAGCAGATAAAGAGGCCAAATGTTCATTCATCAAAAAAATGGCAAAAGCCAATCTTTACTACAGTGAAAATGACGAGCTTCTTATAAAAGCCCCCGATAAGGTAAAGTTTATAGTTGACAGGCACTTGCTCACCCGTGCAGAGATTCTGAACCTATCTCTCCGGGGTGGACAGGCATTCAATTTTTGTTGGGACAATGGGTTTTCCTATTGTGGTTCAGAGCCTGCAACCAAAGAGCAATATTTGATGGCCGTAGACAAAGCTCTCGCTAAGCGTTTCTCCTTTGGTGAGACCTGCGGTATCCTGATTTCAGATGCTTCCCAGTATGGCGAAACCTTTGCAATCAAAGTTTGCATAGGTGCAGATAAACGTTATAGTGAAGTATCCTTTTCCTAATCTCTTAATACATTATCCTATGAATACAAGTGTCAGTACAATATCCGGAAAGAAAAAGAAGGAAGAATTACTTCCCTTTATCTACGTGAAAGTCTTTTTGAGGGATAAGCAGGGCAAAGAGGATTATTTTACCACTCCTATACGCCTTACCGAAGAAGAAGCACACAAATATTATGTGGGGCGTTGGTGGAATATGGGTATTGAAGACGATTACCTGATGCTTTGCTACAAAATTGAAATCCTCCATCCGGAGGAATCTGAAAACAATGAAGAATCAAAACAATAAATCAGTATGGTAAAGCTTAATAATTCAGATCAATATGAATCGGTAATGATTCATTTAACTCCAATTGAGACACCCTTAGCTTATACACGCAGAGTCGAAGACCTGATGATAGGCGGCATGACTCGCGATGCAGCAGAGAGTAAAGCTTTGGAACCTTGTGAATTGGAGTTGTATTACGAACCGGGCATCGCCTTGTTTGGTGTAGACCCCGGGGCGGCAGAGAGTGGAACAATTTATTCGCCTTATACAGGCGAATTATGTGAAAATGCAGATGAATCCTAAACAAAATCAAATGAAAACTGGAATACAAACCATAGTAAGTAGTTACTTCTACTACATGAGCAGTATGTGGGATGATAAAGAGTGTGAGAAAGTGTTTGGCAATAACTATCTTCATTTTTGGCAAAAATGGGATTCCTTCACTACCCAGACTGCCCATGGAGCTGCCGAACGTTTTTACTTCTCACTTACAGAACACAACCGTAAGCTACTTGTCGAACGAGCCAATAAGGTCTATTGTGGAAACAGTAACAGAATTCAGACCGAGAATTTAGTGTGTAATTGGTGTGCTTCTCCAAATATCCTGGTCAAAGCTTGGGTAAACCCCGATTTTAACGGCGCCTTTGTCGAATACTGTAATGCAGAATTAGATAAAGAAGGAGATTGCTATTGCAATGCATGCAAACGGTACGTTGAACCAATCACTCAGGGAAACCTGCAACACGAATTGCAGGAATGGTGGAACATGCGGGATGTTTCGGCGTTAGAGGAGATTACCGGGCTTCCGCCTGCTACTGATGGCAGTACTGACCATTACAATGCTTTTTGGAACAAATTGTCATTCAGTGAGCGAGTAAAAATCAGACAAGATTACGGCGGTCCGATAGGCATAAAAAGCAGTGACCGTGACGAAGTGCTGGCTGATATAGCATATAGCGTCGGTGCCCAACATTTGCTCGACCAATTCGAGATTGATTCACGCGAGCTTGTTGGCAAAATGGTCTCGTGGGCAGACAGCTTCATGAGCTTACATAGATACACTGATTGGGATAAGAATGATTACATCTTTACCGTAGACGCCTTCATTGAGCAAAAAGTAAAACAATTCATAAAAGATTTACCCTCTTTGGACTAAGCTAAGCTTAAGTCTTCTATTCTTGTCCGGTGCAGGTTATCATTATCAGCACCAGCTTTTATATATTCAAGTATTCACCAAACTATAAAGACTAACAGCAATGAATTTACAGGATTTCTATCAAATCACATCCTATCTCAATCTTTTCCTGAATGGGGCACAGCCATTTATCAAAGATTGCCTGCGGGAGCATGGCGGAAAAGTCTCCATGCAGCTCAACGGTGACGAAGAGCTGAACGACGAGAATTTTCCGGTTTGTGCCATCTTTGAAGGCCGACATGATAGACCCTACATCCGGATAACATCCGTCTACTTAAATGACGACATGATTCTTGTAAGTGGTTATGATGACGAAACAGGACAACTGCGCACCGGATTCAGAGTGTATGACAGTTCCAACGAAGTTATCATTAAATTCCTCTGGCATGTACTTGGACTGGAGACAACCGTAAAAGCAAGTAAAACATTTGAAATCAGGCGAGATGCCCTTAAAGCCGAAATGATTGATTGCATAAAAAGTGCGCTTCCCCAAAACGGAGAAAAACTATATATTAACAAAGACCAGTTCGACTTAACTGTTGCTTACAACGTTGATTGCGAATGTTCTGATGAACTGAATTTCCTCTATATATCCGGCGAATCAGTGACAGCATCCTTGTATAATGAGCCGGAAAACGAAATGGAACTTGAATCCTTCCATGAGAAGTCATTGATTGATATCATTGACTATTTGGAACGCCATGGATATATCCGACCCTCCGAACGTCAGGCACAATAGTACCCCCGAATGTTAAACCCTAAAAAACAAAATATAATGGAACCAGTATTTTATAACCATGAAGATTCTTACAAAGCAGCCCGTCTTAACGGCATTCTCGTCATGTTCACAATTAGCAGAATTGAACGCGACTCACTTCCCGAAGGCATCTATGCCTATGATGTCCGGGAAAGTGATGATGGGAATCAGCTCTCGACTATTGAGCCCTCGGTTTGTGTCAATCACGGCGGCACTATCCTGACGTTTCAGGAAATCCCTATGCCCTCAAAGGGGTATGTCGATATCGAAGACTGCAACTTCGGCCCGGACGAAAGTTTATCTTTTGAAGAGCTCCGGGAAGAATTTCAGAAGCCGAGCCTGGGCATCCTGCCGCAAGGAGCCAGCCTGCTCAAAGAGTTAGAGAATGCAGTGTGCAAAAGCTATGACAATGAATTGTGTCCCGATTGCGATGGGCCATTGATATACGAGATTGACGATGCCCCTGTAGGCAAAGGGCTTATCGAACGGTATCGATGTCCGTTTTGCGATTACGACTGTTCTTCGGACACGCACGACCAGCTTGCCCACGATTTCGCTTCACAAGCCTACAAACAGGTCTGCAAAGATGTATGTGATAAGTTTAAGGTCAACTACTACACCGTCAAGAATTCTCCTTTCGGCGAATATGAGGACGAGATAACTGATACTATCATTGAACAAATAGCAAAGAACCATGAATAATAGCATTGTAATACTCGAAAGTATATCCGGCAACAAGCCGTCAGAACAGTTTGATCTCCTAAACATTCAGGTAGAGCACCAGGCACTCGTTCTGGTAACCCACCTGAGAGGAAATGGTTACGTGAAGTTATTCACTCTGCAAAGTTATTACGAATACTTTGTTCTCAATCAAGAGGACGCCATCTGTCAGCATATCGACCAGACTACGTATGATTCTAATCTTCTGTTGGAACGCTTCATCAAGCATCACTATTTCGGGATGCCTTTATTCCAGGAAGAACTGATGTTCGGCTTTATGGGCAATGGTGTGTCCGTTTGCGATAAGCTACGAACACAGAATCACGACTATATGCAAGTAGCCCACATCGCCCCGAACCGGCAAGTTACCTACTATAATCCGGTCAGCGACGAAGGACGGGCAAGAATCGAGAAGTTTGCAGAATCCGAGAACATTACTATCGGCTCACAAGGCATATCGGCCCTTTCTCCTGTAGATAAAGTGACGATGAAGAATGAAGAGAACCGGAAGTTGCTGGAGCATATCTCTTCCCGCTTTAAGAGAAAGCGTTCTTATCTCGACTTGCACAATGATATTTGCGTTGCTTTTAATGGACTGAGCAAAGATTGCAAATTCGATGTGAATAATCTTATCAGTGCATGGTATCGCAATGAGTGCGATTTCATTCGCTGGTTCAACAGTATGCTTCCCGATGAGCAAGAACAGCTTTTGAAATATTATCGGAAGCATTCTCCAGTTGGTAGTTAACAATAAACTAAAAACAAAATCGAATGGTACTTAATATCGTAAAGAACAATCAAGAGGTGTCCGATATCGCGGGATGTGTAAAGGAAGTTTTTGGCAATTCGGACGTGAGTGTGAAAAAAGATTATGGAATATCTGTTGATATTGCAGTAATTGGTGAAAATGGGCTGCATAGCTTAGAAGGCTTAAAAGAGTTGGAGAGCTATTTTAATGACTATGATATAAGAATCTGGTAAAAGGTAAAAAGAATACAAGTATGAATAAGAATAAACATGTAGGACTTCATGGTAAAGATGACTTTCCTGAACATTTAGAAGGAAGTGAACGTAACTGCTCGGTGGATGTACAGGCATTATTTGATGATGGACACAAATGTAAAGTGTTCTATGACTTCAATGCAAATTGCTGGTATGAAACGCCGAATGATGTGATGACTCCCGTAAAAGGTGTTTTCCGCTGGACATATCTACTTGAAGATACTAAATCCCCCTTCATGGATGTCCAGCAGCAAACGGATAAAATGCGCGAATATCTAATCGGGCAAATTAAAACAGCCTTATACTGCGTAGAAAAGTCTACAATCACTGTTTTGACAAAACAAAGCATTCCACTTAAAGTAGCGCTGTGTAGTCCGAGCCGGCTATTTGCCACTAATGAGTTTTATAAGTTATTTTCCCTACAGTATGATCATCACAGTGGCAGCGTGTTATGTTATTTGGAGGGCAGTCCCAGAAGGGCAGGTCTTGTTCCCATCAAACATTTAAGTTTGGACGGGCTGACTACCATCATCCAGTGGCTTAAAGATAACCATTTTATTAATACCTGTTATCCAGCACCAATCCCAATCACGGACAAATTTTGGAACTTCATCGAACAGACGCTTCCCGATTACTATGATCGCTATGATGTGCTTCGCCAATCCGAGCTGCAACTTTTCATTGACGGGAAAGAATCATCCAATATCGGGCTGACTCGCGAAGAAGCCATTAGAGAACGCGACGGCATTCTTTATCGGATTTATGCCGAATCAATAGATGCCTTCACTCGTTCATCTTTCCCCAAGGATACCCCATGCACTCCGAGAACACCCAAACAACTTCACAAGCAAATTTGGGAAGAACAAAGTAAAGGCTACAAATACCTGTTAGTTTACCCCAATCAAAAGGAGTTGTTAGCGCGGCTGGATAATGATTTGTATACCATCAGCAGTCCGGATGGCACTTACTTATGTGACTTGTTGAAACAAGAATTTACCGTACTGACGGATAAACTAATCATTCTCGACTGCAATTCGTGTAACGATGACATTGATTATATGTCCGACTGGGTACTGGCAGATGAGGCCTATAAACAGGAAGTAATTTCTCAAAGAGCAGCAATTGTATTAACCGAAGGTGAATGGATATAACAGATAAGATTCACAAAACAATACTCTTTCCTGGAAAGTTGTCCCAAGGAATATATATAATTATGAGATAAAGAATTACTTTTTAAACAGATCTTGCAACATGTAATAAATGGATTCGCCCCAATAAGGATTGTCTTTTTCTTTGTCCAAATTATCCCGCAGTCGTTTCAGATTATAATCTCCTATTTTGGAGTCTGTGTTTCGACTCCTGATATGGGATACAGAGGCAGAATCTATGGCAATCCAATGGCTTAAGTCTTGATTAATATTAGTAATAGGATACCTGTTGGCCATCTTTGGTGAACTGCATCCCCAGAGTATGGCTAACATTCCTATTATCCAAAATCTTACTAATCTTCTCATAAACATTATCCTTATTTACAAAAATAAAGATAATCAAGGAATTTCTTTAAGAAAACAGTGTTAATTATGGATAATAGGGTAGTGAATATCAGTTGAAAATTGTATATTTGAGAGAATTAACTGACCCCTTAAAACTAACTATTATGAAAATGAAATTATTTGTAGCCTTATGCTCATTGGGAATGGGCATGTTGGTAGCTTGTTCTTCGGAAGAGAATCAATTAGTTCAGAATCCATCAGAACTTTTGGAAGATGATTTTGTATCTCAAGTGGAGTTTAGCAACTTGCTATCTGTTACTACCAGAACTAACCCTACAATGCCACCAAACAAAAAAACGAAAGGACTAATTAGTGCAAGAATTGCTCGCAAAAGCAAAGGGTGCAACCGCGGATTCGGATTGTGTGATTTCAAGTTGTTCCCTAAAAGTAGTTCTGTTGCTGCGTTGGAACAGGCCGTTGCCCCTGACGAATATTTATTTGAAGTAGTGCTGGACGAAAGTACAAACACTTACGAGGCAAATATGTTACTTGCCAAACCTTTGCCTGAAGGCACAACAGTAGAAATGTCTTCACTAAAGATAGATGATGACATCTATTGGGTTAAAGATGATGTAACAATGGCTGAAGTAAATGAAGTGGTTGTTGCTTCTCCTAATAGTGAAGCTCTTGCAACAGAGTGCCAGGTCGAACTTTTCGCAACTGAGACTTATAAAGTTGAAGCTGGGCCTATTTTATATGATTCGGCCCTTGGTGATAATGGTGGATATCGGATCAAATTGCTCGACAAAATTGAATAGAAAATGAGACTTGTATACACCTTCTTAATTTTGTTGTTTACAACAACTAATCTTCAAGCGCAGATTAAAAATGTTGGAGATGAAATGCTTGCGGAGCAAATTAAGCAATCTGACAAGAGCTACAAACTCATTTATGTATTTTGTAATTATTGTCAGGCTTCTCAAATACGATACCCGGAAGTGGTGAAGGCTACCCGGAATAATGAGAATATCGATGTGTTTTTTATATGTGCACAGGATAGTCTTGAAGTAGTGCAATATGCTGACACCTGCAAAGTTACATCAGCGATGTATTTAATTAATCAGAACAGAAAAAGGAAATTGGTCAGCTTTTATAACCCGATAAAGGCTACCTGCAAATATCTGAAAAAGCAATTGGGTGTAAATTCAGATAAAATGGGAGCCTCTGACTTTTGCATACTTGACAAAAACAATAAGCCCATTGCACAAACCAATTGGGAGATGAAAGATGATGAATATTTTGAACTTTTAAAGCCATATTTGAGTAAATAATGAATCTCTAAGACTATATATTTCTCCCAAACACACTCCTTCTAACCTTTATTCGACGGTAGACCTAAATAGTCTACCGTCTTTTTTATGCCCATTTGTCAACTTGTAAATAATTTGAAATATGATAAATCAAAGCAAGACAACCTTCCCCGGTCTTTCAATAATGACCGTAGAGGAGGTACGTGTCATGGCAAAAGTTTGCCAGGCCGAGGGAGACAATCCCGAAGAAATATCCGAAATTATCAACTGTGTGGACGACTGCCTCTCTATACTTAAAAGTGCATCCATCATCAACCGTGTGCGTGGAAAGCGGGCATGGAACCGATTAGGGGCCAGAGACATTGTCACACAGCGAGTCTTACAGCTAAACTTAAAATAACATGCTATGGGAATGAAAGGCCAGAAAACAACATCAGACTACCTGCCGATAGAGGAATTCATTCGCTTTTTGGAAGGTCTGCATATAGATAAATTGTATTCATGGGAGTTCTATTGTAGAATTTCATTTTATACGGCTCTTAGAGTTTCGGATGTCCTCACTTTGAAATGGAGTGACCTTCTCAATCACAAAGAATTGATGAAGGTTGAACAGAAGACTACTAAAGGACGACGAATCAAACTGGAAACCGGTCTGACCCAAGAAATCGCTTTTTTCTACCAGTTGCTCGGTAGTCCGGACATTAACCAGCCTTTTTTCCTTAACCCCAGAACGGGCAAGGCTTATGGAAAGGACTACATCAATAGGAAATTGAAATATTTCCGGGTGAAATACCGATTGAATGTTGGCGCGTTCTCCACTCACTCCCTGCGTAAAACATTTGCACGTTACTATTTCGAGTCTCAGGACTGTAGCACCGAGGCAATGCTGACCCTAAAGGGACTCTTGAATCATGCAGATTTATCAACGACAAGCCGGTATATCGGGCTGAAGCAGGATAAAGAAGATGAGGCTTACTATTCAGCATTTCATGCTGTATCATTGAATGGAATTAATAACTGACTAAATATATGAACTAATGGAAATGTATATTGGAAAACTCCTCCCGAATGGGCAGGTACAACACATCAATGTTGATTACAATGTCTATTCTTACACAACAGGAATATGTCTGAAGAATTTTTATAAAACCGAAAAACGGGTAGATGACTTATTGGCTCTGGGAAACCTATACAAGTTGGGGGCAACCCCTTATGGTAAATACACCAATGACAATGATAAAGTTCATTGTGACGCCTATATCCGCGATAATAACAATAAGCCCAAAGGTAATCGTGCCGAAACTTGCCCTTCCAAAGACGCTTTCTTCGCACTTGGTTACTATGTGTTTCTTTATCAGGATGGTTGCTGGTTTTCTAAAGGGACTGATGGGATTGTTAATATATCTTCACCAGCCTATTTGCGTTACATCGCTCAGAAAAGAAAAAATGGTATGGAGGGGCTGACCCTTAAAACATTAGATAAGGATGGGCTTCATAGTGTGATCATTCAAGATGATGTCAAAAGTTGGGCAGATCTTGAAGCTAAAGCCAAAGTCGAAAAAAAATGCTTCTATGTTTTCCGTGGCAATTGCCTTGTTGCAACTTTAAATCAGACTAATTATCATATTAACTAAAACAAGAAACAATGATAACAATAAAAGATATTTATGTAGGTGCCCGTATTATATTAAATGATCCGGAACGTCCCGATGATGTGTCATTAAAAGGTACAGTTTGTAAGATACAAGAACTTGGTTCAGGCGGTGATTATGGCTATACAGCTTCTGTACTTCCCGATGCTGAATTCATGGAACTGCCTGGTATAAAAGACAACACGTTGTATGGGTTGACGAATTGTTTCGGGTTTGATATGGATTTACTGCCCCAAGTGGAAACCCCAGAATCAAACTTGCATTTATTGCAGAAATTCAACATATGCATTCATGTAAAAGATAATAATGATATCTTTTATGCTGCATTTTATAAAGAAATAGTAAGCATGCTGGATGCCTACGGTTATGAAATAAAACAGCCGATGTTTCCTGGTGAAGCCCCGGAAGGTATAAAAGGTAAAAACTCTATTTATTGCCATCCAAAGGAACTTGCCGGAAAATGCATGCCTGGACAACTGAACGATATTGAAAGGATGCTTCGTTTTGCTACAACTTTTGAAATACGTAGCGTTAAGAGCAAACCTATCTGGGACTATGATGATAATGAGCTACTGGAGCAATATCATCTTAAGTGTGATAATGTAATCCGGGAAACATTGCTAACGAACTTTCGCACGAGCAACCCGGATGTTTACCTAAACACCTCGACTGTAATAAAGAAACTGTGTGAAGAGATAAAAATAGAAACTCTTACCAACAGAGTATTAATTGGATGTGAACAGGCTGAGAACTACTTATATTCTGCTTTTGATGAGCTTGTGAAGGAAGGTTTGATTATTATTGATCCGTTAACACCGGGGCGGGCCAATATTACTAATAGTCGTACAGCAGACTAAGCTCTTATACTTGTAATCTCGATACTAATATTACTATACTCTCTATACTTTAATACATACACTTATGCAACAAAATTTCACAACGGCTCCCATAGTCGGTGCAGCCACCAATATGCTTTCTATATTCGATAAGATTGAAGTCAGAAATGAAGAGAAAATAGCACAGATAGACCGTGATTTCTGTGAAGGACAACAACGATTGTTGTATGCTACTCTCGACCAATTAGACGTCTGGTATGCCAATTTTATGAAAGATGCCGAGCAATATAAAGAAGAATATAAATATAGTGTGACGCCGGAAGGAAGAATAGAGTATCGTGATCCGTATAGATACTCTTATGACGTAGAAACCTATAAGGATCTCTTGTTTTTGCCATTTAAACCAATAAACACCATCATTGAAATGCGTGCAAGAGCCATCCAAAGGTTCATTAGTTCTATCATCAGTCATTTCAATAAGAGTTACGCTCTTTCTATTTCAGCTCCTGAAATGGATAAAAAGTCACTCCCTGCTAATTATCGTCCTGTTTACATGAGCTATATTGACATTGTAATCAATCATCTGGGTGGTAAGAGTTTCCGCCAGAAAGCGGAAGATGAAATCACAGGGCGATTGCTTGCTCTATACCCTGATGGAGGGTGGAAGAAGCCTCCAATCCAGAAATCAAAGGCTATCACTTTTTATAATATCATTTCATTCAGCAGCTCTCACTGGGAATATTACAAAGAGTATCAACTCGATTATAGTTATGCACAAAACTTAGAAATCCTTTGTGCAGCCCTTACTTTATTTGGAGACGGCAGGCTGAATGGAGGCACCCGGGTCATTCGTGACTGGAAACAGGACAATATCAGCATATCAGACTGGTACAAGCTTTTCACCATCAAACCAATCGAGATGAAGTTTTTCAAGAATGGACGTATCGATGTGAGGTTTGATAGTCAGAATGAAGCACTAGAATGCTTCAATAGATTGAAATTAAACACTTTATAATTTTCCGAATATGTATTATCCTATAGTTCCTCAGCAAATACCTCAGACGCGCCGGTCTGAGGTAAACGAAAAGATATTATTCTGTATCGATACCAATAACAACTCTCTGACTAACGAGATTATCTTTAATTGTTATACCGGTTTGGGTGGCTTACATGGTCTGAAACAAGATGATTACGATAACTATCGCGATTATTCAGAGGCTAAAAAGGAAGTTGAAATCGGTCAGTTCTTCACGCCGCATAATATATGTCGCCAGATGGTTGAGCTTATTTCACCTGACCCGACAGAAGTCGTGCTGGATATGTGTTGTGGGATGGGAAACTTTTTCAATTATCTTCCGAATTTATACAACGCTTTTGGCTTTGACATTGACGGACAGGCTGTAAAGGTTGCAAAGACCCTATATCCACAGGCTAATTTAGAAATTAGGGATATCCGTCAGTATGACTCTACTATGAGCTTTGACTATCTGCTTGGCAACCCACCATTCAACCTGGATTTCAATGGAGATTCCAGTCAGTTTTTCTATCTTAACAAGGCATTCTGGGTGCTAAAGCCCGGTGGTATCATGCTAGTAATTGTACCGGCGTCTTTTTTGCAAAGTGAATTTTGGGAGAAAACGAAGGTGAGTTCTATTAATCGCGACTTTTCCTTTATCGGACAAACGCTGTTGCCATCTGATAGCTTTTCATCTATTGGAGTTCAGAGTTTCAATACTAAAGTCATGGCATTCATGCGTTATTCTGATAGCATTACCATGCGACCTTATAAAGCAGAAGAGTTTATTTCGATGGATGAAATGAAATCACGTATTAGTGCAGCTAAAGAGATTAGGCAAAAACTCCGAATTCAGTTGATGCGTGAATTGAAAAACAGAGGCTTGGTAGATGAACGATTTGAATATAAAGTAAAAAAATACCTGTATGAGCTGAAAACTCATCCGCATCTTAAGGTACATTACCCTAAAGCGTTGGCATTGGTTACCAAATATCACAATCAGAAACCTCCTTCAGATTGTAACTCGGAGGAATACAAAAACTGGCAATACAGTAAACTGACTCCGGCGAAAATATTACCAATCCTTAAACGTTATATTGTGAATCAGTATGTGGTTCCACGTAAAGAGATAGCTTTAGTCAAAACAGGTTACAGTTTTAAGCTTAAAGGTTATGCTCCGGGAATGCTTCGGGACATTGATAAGAAGAGGACATCTATCAATGACCTTATCATGAATTATGATACTTTACCGTTGGTACCTGAAATGACACCAAAATTACGTGGGCAGTACAGGCAGGCGGAGAAGTATATAGCACGGAGGCGGAGAGAATATGCACAGCAAAACCAGCCTTTCTCTGAAATGGAGTGCGACCGAAAATTAGTGTCGTATATCAGTAAGCTCACCTTCAACAATAAGCAAGGGCGACCGGTAAAGTTTACCAAGCTACAACGCCATGACATGAACTGGATCTTTCAGAAACGGTATGCGCTACTGAACTGGCAACAGGGTTCCGGAAAGACGGCGGTAGCCTATAACTTCGGTAAGCTTCAGTTGCTACGTAAGGTTGTGAAGAATACTATTATCCTCGCACCTCCTAATGCCATTAACATGACTTGGGTACCCTTTATGGAAGTTAATCATGAGAAATATCAGTTGATTACAAGCCCCGGCCAACTGGCCGATGTCCAGCCGGGAGAATTCTTATTGGTGCCTCTTTCTATTTTAGCGAAGCTCAAACGGGAGTTGAAACGGTTCATAAAGATGCGTAGCCGCAAGCTTTGCCTTTTGTTCGATGAGTCCGACGAGATCACCAATCCATCCTCTATCCGGACGAAGCTTACGTTGGATATATTTCGGCGTTTGCATACAAAATTGCTGGACACCGGAACTACTACCCGAAACAATATCGGCGAGTTGTACTCACAAATAGAACTGCTGTATAATAATTCTGTGAACATGATGTGTGATTGCAGTTATGTTTATTTGGAAAACAAGGATAAGGAGATTGTTTGTCGCAATATAGCGACTACGGAATATCACCGGCCTTTTCCACCCAAAGGAGGCAACTACTTGTTCAAGTCCTGTTTCTGTCCCGCAAAAGCGTCTGTTTTTGGTATTGAGAAGCACAACCAGGATGTCTATAATCAGGATGATTTATTCAGATTGATAGATAAGACCATTCTTACACGAAAATTCCGTGACTTTGCCGGAGACAAGTACACGATCCATAATCATACTGTCACTCCCAGTGAGAGTGAAAAGGCCGTATATCTTAAGATAATGGAGGAGTTTTTCTCCATCTGTTACTTGTATTTTTCCAGCACCGGTGACACCCGTAAAGAGTCGTCTCTTCAGATTGTCCGCCAAATTATGTTGCTGATAAGATCCTGTTCCATACCTCACCTGATGCCGGGTTATGTGGGGGATGAATATCCCCGCAAGGCAGAGTATATAGCCGGAATGATAAAAAATATTCCGGGGAAAGTCGCTGTTGGCTGTACAAGCATCGATTCTAAAAATGTGTATGAAGAGCATATAAGGGAGCAATTTCCTGACCGTCCTTTGTTTATTATCCAGGGTGATATCAATTTTAAGAAGCGTATCAATATCATTGAAGAATTTCAAGCCACAAAGAACGGAATTCTGATATCGACGCAGCAGAGTTTGAAGAGTTCCACCAATATTCCTCTATGTAATGATGTTATCATCGAATCTCTACAATGGAACATCCCGAACATGGAGCAATATTACTTTCGCTTTATCCGTCTGGATTGCGAAGAGCATACGCATGTACACTTCGTCACTTACGAGGATTCTATCGAACAGAACCTTATGGCACTGGTGCTTACCAAAGAACGCCTGAATGAGTTCATCAAAACCGGAGAGGTAAAGGAAGAATCGAAAATCTATGAGGAATTTGATATCTCTCCCGACATTATTGAAACCTTGCTTCATCGTGAAAAAGATGATAAAGGCAGATTTCACATATCATGGGGTTATCAGCATGTAAGCTGATTCCTATATAACATACTATTCTTAAACGACTAAAAAACAACAATATGACAAACTTTTCTATTTGCACAGCAATTGCTAATCTTCCGGTCAGTTTATTAACTTCAGAAATCATTAAAGCCGGAGTAGAAGAAGGTAACATTCGTTTATTGGATTGTTTGCCTGTGGAATTCATGACTATGGAGAATATCCAACGTATTCTTCAAAAAAGTGGTGACGGTTGGAGCAGCTTCAGCCTGAGTCGGCTACCTGTTGACAAACGTTCGCAAGAGGTATGCAATGTCGCCGTAGAAAAAGATATTGATAATCTTCCCGAAGTACCCTATACATTAAGAAACCAGAACATGCTAAAGGTATTGATGGGGAGTTTGAAGAATCATATGCATTATCTGGCGTTGATTCCTTCTTGCTGCTGGAATGTAGAGGCTGTTTATAAAGGCATTCGGAACCTCTTTTCCGGTAATTCAAGTTACGATTACAGACGTGACGCTATAACCATTACGGTAGTAGTGAGTATGAAAAAAGGTCGGCCTTGGAAAAGACACAAGTACTTCTTTCTTTTGTCCCTCGTACCATTAAAAACAGAGCGTTCTACAGAGGGCTGTTGTCACTATCCGGATTGTCAGTGGAAGCTGCGATAGAACTCATACCTAAATGTCATAAGCAAGGTGAATATCATAAGCTATTGGCTATGCAGAGACCAGAGTTGGTAAGTGTTGACAAATACACACTCGATATGTTTATGGCGGTTCTTGGACCGAAAAGCAAAATTAATGTTTATCACTTTCCGGCAAAAAGTGATATCCTTGCGAAGATGAAAACTGTGATGAATGATGCGTTGGCAGACTTAATAATCGCGGAGACACCTCTTTATTTCAATGACCTTCCTAAAGATTATCAGACAGTCCCAAGGCTCCTGCAAGTGCTGGACAACTGCAAGGATAAACCTAATTTTTATCACTTTGTACAGGGGGTGGACAAGTCCTTGTTGACAAGGACAGTATGTAAGAAATTCGTTAAACAGACTACCACATATCCCAAGTTTCCGCAAGAGATATGGAATGAAGCATTTGTTAAGCATTGCTTTGAGCATGATAAAACCTATAGTTGGTTTGAACAGATACCCCGCCAGTTACAGACACCAGAAATAGTTTCGGCAGCACTCGAACATTCTCTCAGGAATATAGAGTATGCCGAACCTAAATTTGTTACCTATGAAGTAGCCTGTAAGCTGAATCTGGTAATCAACAAAGATTCATACATGAAAGGGCTTAAAGAATATATTCCTGCCGTTTACTATGAAAATTTTCAGGAAATGACGGGGCTTCCTGTTGAGTTTATGGGTGGCGAATGCTCTTTTTCACAGTTAAGAGAGAACAGGCAGAATTTCTCTTATTGCCTGTTGGGACACACATGTATCGGATTCTATGAAAAAGAATCATATCCCAGCAAATATGGTCTTTTGATTGTAACCCGCCGCACCCCGATGAGTATTCGTCCACAAGTCATCTTCAATCGGGCCATTGGCACGTATCATAAAACATGGCTGGAGAAGATGTTGGCTGATTACGACAGTTCTTTTGTTAAGCCCACTGTGGGAAAAGAGCTGAAAGAATACCAGACTAACAGCTATTATAATGTAAAATACTTAGAAACAATAGCAGGACAAAAGGTATATGCCAACCTGCTTATGGGTGAACCTGTCTGTTATGTAGCACGAACATCAGACGGATTGATCTATAGAAGTACCCATGAAAAAATGGTGAATGCATTGCAATAACCACTAAAATATTTATTGTTGTCATTAGTATAGTATGTATGGGCTGCTGTGGTAGTGATACCGTGGCAGTCCTCTTTTTATTTGAAATTATCGATAAGTCTTAAAACCACCCGGGCATTTGAAGGTTTATTACATCGAAATATAAGAGTACACTACCTGCTGAACCGTAAAGTTGGTATATAAATTAAATAATTCAATCCATTTAAAGGGCAATCATATCGGTTGCCCTTTTTAAATACCCATAAAATTATGAATAAAAACAAAAGAAGCCGAATTGTCGAGATAATCGACCAGATAAATGATGTGAAAAATGATATAGAAGATATCATCAGTGAAGAACGTGATGCGTATGATAGCCTGCCTGAAAGCTTTCAAAGCGGTGTAAAGGGGGATAAAATAGAGAGTGCGATTGCAGCAATGGAGTCATCAAACGAGAGCTTGGATAAAGCGATTGCCAAACTTAATGAAGCGATGAAATAACGGTGCTAAATATACCGGAACAGTATCACTAAAAGTTTATATGTATGGAACAATTCAATTTACACAGTTATGACAAATATCTGGTACAATTTAGCGGTGGAAAGGATTCCACTGCCTCTTTTCTGCACTTGTTGGACGAGGGCGTGCCCAAAGAGAAAATCGAGCTTTGGCACCAGGAAATCGACGCTCGCGATAAGACTTTTTTCGACTGGGAAGTCACCCCCGACTACTGCCGGAAGTTTGCTGAAGCATTCGGCGTTAAGATATTCTTCCAATGGAAGGAGGGCGGCTTTAAACGCGAAATGCTCCGCAAGGAGGAATACACGGCACCCACTCACTTTGAATGCATCGACCACAGCATAGGGAAAGTAGGTGGTACGAGCGGAAAGCTTTCTACGCGATGGAAATTCCCGCAGGCTTCGCCCGATCTGAAAGTGCGCTGGTGCAGCAGCTACCTGAAGATAGATGTATGTACGTCTGCTATCGTCAACCAGGAGCGTTTCCGCGGAATACGCACGCTGGTGATTTCAGGAGAAAGGGGAGAGGAGTCCGCACGACGGGCGAAGTATCCTGTGTTTGAACCGGATCGCGCGGACCGCAGGAATGGAAAGCAGTTCCAACGCCATGTAGACAGATACAGGCCGATGCGCGATATGAAGGAACGCGAAGTGTGGGATATTATTGAACGATATCGTGTCCGGGTGCATCCGTGTTATTATATGGGGTGGGGAAGATGCAGTTGTAAGTTCTGCATTTTCTCCCGTAAGAACCAGTTTGCCAGTGCGGCAGTAGTCAGCCCTGCTCAGACCCGGCTGATTATTCGGTATGAGAAGCGCTTTGGTTGCACCATTAAACGTGGAACGGATTTGCCTTCGCTGATTCATTCGGGAACTCCTTATAAGGATATCACTCCGGAACTGAAGGCATTGGCTACGGGCCGTATCTATACGCCGTCTGTCATCCTGGAGGAACATGAAGAGTGGGTGCTTCCTGCCGGAGCTTACGGGGAAAACTGTGGTGCCGTATAAGCAAGCACAGGTTATTGATTTATAATAATTAATTGTATTCCATTTCCCTATTTATAGATTAAAAATCATATATTTGCCACTCCCATATCTTAAAGTGTTGCTAAAAAGTACCCTTATGAACGATTCAATTATCCGTAATATCGTTAATAACGAACACATTATGGACAAATACACACAAATGAAACGAAAGCATGGCAACGACATGATAATTCTGTTTCGCGTCGGAGAATATTTTGAAACCTATTTTGAAGATTCCCGAATAGTTTCTGTAATATTCGGTTTAGACCGGATTCTGTTGGAAAAACATTTTTATTATGTAATCTATGCTACACGTATTCCAGAAAAGGAATTGGAATACTTTCGTAACACACTGTATTTTCGTGGATATGGGACAATAATTTCTGATAGAATTAGAGGGAATGGAGTGCATAAAATGCATCTTAAATGAAAGAATCAGAGATTAAACTAATCGTATTAACTAAATTGGCTCCTTATTTGTACATTGGCTTTATTGCATTTATTGGTATCATAGTGACATGTACCGACAACACAAATCCACTGGATAATAGTATCAATAAACAGATTGAGTATGTGAAGCAATTAGAAGTACTTGATAAAAACGGCAACGGATATCGGGTGACATACGTAACTATTGATGCTGTGACTAAATCCCGGCTCAAAGAAATACAATCGAGGCCGCACATCCGTACTGCATTTTTGAGGCTTCAAAGGGAAACTCCTGTTCACTTCGGTGGAAGCCTGCTTGATACCGATATTCATGAATTTGCCCGGTTTGCCCGTCAGTACGACTGTGACAACCAAATAAAAATACATTGTATTTTTGTACACGGGCTGGAGAAGATGAATCACTATATTGGTTCGAACCCCAAAATAGCAAATAGTGCAAAATGGTTTAATGTAAACACGGAACAAGGTAACCAGTGGATCAACCGAAATGATGTATATGGCTCTACAGAGGGCAAAGCGAACTACTACCGTTACTGGAAATGTCAAGTGCCTTATTGTATTTCAGAAACTGACGAGCACTATAGTCATTTCTCCGAGGATAGTAGACTAAGGTAACCCCTTTTGATACCCTATTTTCCTACACTAATCTTGACAAAAAAATAATCCAAAAAATATTTGGACTGTACCTTTCTACGCCTTACTTTTGCATCAAAGTAGACAAAAAAAATGAAAGAAATCAGATTATTAATTGAATGTAATTAGATATGAAAAAACATTTGAAATAGCATGATTGAAAAGTCGCGAATCAAATTCACCGTGTCGGAAGAGACTGGTGAAATTATTGGATTCGTATCGAGACCACCGAAAGGAAAAGGTAGTAGTAAATTGAAAGGAGTCTGTGAAGATTCAAGATATAGGAAGAAAATATGTGTCCTTTCTGCCAAACTAAAAGGACACATCCTCCCAGACAAATTGTATGACGTTGAACTGAGGCCGATGTTTAAGCAGAACGGGTATATTGTTGAATCGGCAGTTCAGGCATTATTCGAGGCCGATATTGAAACAATTGTTGTTCCTAAGTCTATTTATCAGATTAAAATCGAATTTGGGTATAAGAAGATTTACTTTGACCCGATAGATGGAAAGACGGCGTCCAGCCGCACTATAGATGGTGTTGTGAAGGTGCTTGACAAAAGGGATGACCTTGAAAACAAAGCTGAGGTGATTAGCCGATTTATAAAGTACGCTCAAGAGCTCTTGCGTTTAATGAAAGCTGATGGTTACTATGTTACTGGATGAAACAAGTCCACACCGTCCTACAGCAGGAATCTGTACGGACGGTGCTCATTCCATAAAGAGAGGTGTATCCCAATACAGAGGGATTGATCTGAAAACAGGGAATGAACTGTTTAACAAGGAACTGGGTAATCAAACAGTGAATATCAGTGAGTTCTTGGGAGTAGTAGCTGCCATAAAGTACATTATTGAAACCGGTTACAGCCCGAAGGTTATATATACTGATAGCATAACGGCCATAACGTGGGTCAATAATAAGAAAACAGCTTCACAGAAACGTCACTCGGATTTGAAGCGTGCCGAAGTGTTTTTAAAGGCGATGTCTTCTGAAGTAGATACTATTGAAGTCAGACATTGGAATACGACGGAATGGGGAGAGATTCCTGCCGATTTCGGGAATAAATGAAACATTTTTAGTTGATATGCGGATATTGTCTGTCAGGCAGTACGGGGAGCTTTTATACCTTTTCCTAAGCAGATTCTACACGAAGCATTAGGAACAAATAGCTGAAATACAGGCATTCGTATCGATACTAAATGAGAAAAACAAATGAAACGATGGAATTCGACTTTAATAGTCAACTGATAGCCAACAGGCAATATCTGGACAATTTCGCCCGGAAGTTTGCTTTGGGTGAAGATGACAGAAAAGACCTGGTTTCCGAAACCATACTAAAGGTGTTGGATAAGCGGGATTACTTCTACGAAGGAAACGAAAAGAACTTTCGCTCATGGCTGATTACTATAATGACCAATATATTTATAAATAACTATAGAAGGAATGAAAGAGTTGGTATTGATAATTATGACAATGAACAGATGGCCTTATTGGCGGGGCAGGGTAGGTTCTCGCAGAGTACCGATGCGGATTTTATCTTTAAAGAATTGTCCGATTTGGTTAAGCGTTCGTTGTCGCAGATTGATTACCGTGTCTTCATGGGGCATGTCAATGGTTTTGGCTATGAGCAAATTGCAGAAGTTATGAATCTTCCTTTGGGTACAGTGAAATCAAAAATAAATGGAGCAAGAAAGAAAATTATTAAGAACTTAAAATGTAATTATTATGAATCAAGCTAAGGTAGGAAAAGTCGTAAAGTTCTACGACGACAGAGGATTAATGAATGGCGGGGTGATTAAAGACTTCACGAGAATTGAGAATGTAGACTATGCCGTTGTCAACACATTCGAAGGAGAAACGTTGCCAGTGAAACGGATAGACCTGACAGTGGTGGATCGTCGGAAACCCGGCCCGACGTCCAAAAGATTCCTGAATGAGCTGAAAGAAGATATAGCAAGGGAAAACCAGAAGAAAACCGGCATTGAAGCACCCGACGTCCGTCCTGACGTCTATATTCCGCCAAGTCCGATGGAGTATCAGGAAGCTGCCAAGAAAGTATCGCAGAAGAAGATTATCAAAGACCTTGAGCGTAAGCTTGAAGTGCGCGACAAAGCACTCCGTGATCTGGAAACGAAGTACAACGGGATGAAAGAGGAGCTTGAACGGTGGAAGGCAGGAACTATGACTATCGATAGTTCTCAGGAACTTTTAGAGCAGGAGAAGCTGATATTTACTATCAAAGGGCTCAACAATGCACTGTTTGCCGCCACTCTCAACAAAGAGGGTGAGATGGTGCTCGAACTTACTAAAATTATTAATCATCTTAATGGTATCAAAGACAAATAAACGGCTATGAGTTACAGAATTGTGAGAACTTCTGAGGAAATAGACGAACTGTTGAACCAGTGCTCCGAATCGGAAGAGACGGGGCATGCCAACTTTCCCGGAATGAGCTACGAACAAGGAGTGAAAGCCGCCATCGAATGGCTTTGCGACTATGTGAACGATCACCCCATTCAAGAGTAAATAAATTTAAAACCGAAGTTATGCCAAAAATTGGAAAAGACAATTTCCGCATCAAAGGCCAGTATGTAGAGGTCGAAATCTGGTACACCCAAAAGACCGGCTTCTACTACAAGAACCTCCCCGAAGAGGTGTCCGTTCTCACGGAATTCGGACGGCGGAGATACAACAATGAAGGAGATATGAAAACTCATCTCCTCTGTAGCCTGACGGAGTATCATGATAAGGTAGCCTCCAGGCGTAAAATAATAGCCTACCATCTCTATGGTTCCGCAGAGATGATAATGAACAGAATGGACGGAGAGTACAATGGCTATTGCGGGATAAAGCCCGGTGTTAGTGCCCATTTCGACCATCCTTCGGGTGGTGCCGACTATATGTTCGGTTTCGATTTCCACATTCTTTTTGAAGTGACCGCCCAGCATACAGAGTATTTCTGCATCATGGCAGATGGCACGCCGGGGCATTCTTTTAGAAAAAGCCCGGACAGATATTGCATCGTTATCGACTGGACGGCAGAACGGGAACAGTTCTTCAACGACTTGAAAGACAAACTGCAACAACTGATATACGGCATCTCTGCCTTCTTCGACCAACCCAATCTACTCGAACTGATGGACACACACGGAATCAAGATGCTGGAAAGCCCCCCGCAGCCCATTAAACCGGCACAGACCCCCATCGAAGCATCTGTTGCAACACCAGCGCAGGAGATGCAGGCAGAAATTCAAATCATAGAGAAACTACCTCCGGACAAGCCCCGTTTTCCGCGCAAAAGCGCCCTGGTAGAAGGTGCCGAGAAGATTACACTTTCAGTCTGTGCCAACGAACGTTCCAGTTCCGAAACGCTGAAAGAGAAGAACGAGTGGCTGAAGAATATCAGCATCTTCGGCATTGAACTCTACCTGAAAGAAGCTGAACGCATGGGGTACGTCGATTACGAGCAGGAGGGGGGCGGACTGGTGTACATGACTACGAAGAAAGGGAAGCAGTTTGCCCGGGAGGTGCAAAAAAAGGACCGCCTTTCCCCTGAGGAATAAAACGGTACATACTTAACAGATTAGGTGCATTTTAGTCACCTTTGTTCCGGGTGGACTGCCCCATTTTCACAAACAAGGCAGCCCGGGAAATACAGTTCGCCGACATTGAAATGTCCGCACGTACTATATTCAAAACATATCTTTATTGTCATGCAGAATTAATATCAGACTGCTGAAAAGGGGGACGCGGGTCAATAGACTTCCTTACCTAGATACCAGGTTCTCGCTAACCCTTCCACGTAGATAAATCAGTCTATGCCCGCGTTTTCCGTTATATTGTGCCTGTAGGCAGGGATATAACAAAAAAGCGAACATTCTTGATTTAGGTCTATATGGATTCACAAATTTGCGAGATTTGGTATCATAACCCTGTTTCAATAATGCTCTAATTAAGCCATTCTCTGGCATTACTCACCCGTAAGCCATTAATGAACGGGACAAAAACAAGCATTAAAATAGACATTTCATATACGTTTTCTCTATTCTTTTTCGGTGGGGAGTCACACCCGGCCTCACACCTGCCTCACACCGGGAGGCACAGGCGTGTCAGGTCAAGTGTCGCAGGTGCGAGACACCCCGCCTTGCATATGCGAGACACCGGGTGACACATATGCGAGGCACTGGATGACACAGGTGTGAGACACCGGGCGAGACGGGCGGGTGCCCCTAAATCCCGTAAGAATATTATCAACAATCTAAAAAACGTATTTATGCAAGATTACAATTTAGTACTGAAAAGAAATCCGATGAAGCCGGATGAAGCGAAGAAATGGTATGCAGTCCCCCAAAGCCGGGAGTCACAGGATATCAAAGCAATGACCCGCGCTGCTACAGAGAACACCACCACAGCCCCTATCGAAATGGAGGCTGCTATCGATTTGCTTGGTAAGTATGCCGTCCAGCAGCTTTTGCAAGGTCATACGGTGAAAGTGGGCAACCTGGGTACGCTGCGCGTCACCTTCAAAAGCGAGGGAGTGGAAAATATCAATGATTTTAATGCCGCGACCATGATTAAGGAGCCGCGCGTTATATTTACCCCAAGCAAGGAGTTGAGAGACGGCGTTGTCCGGCAGTTGAAATTCCAGAACGGCGGCGTGCTGGAAGATGGTGTAAACTACGCTTCACTGACCGACTACCGCAAGGCCAAAGGTATCCCGGCAGGCGGCGGCAGCGGCAATGAGGGCGAAGGCGAAGACCCTTCAGTCTAA